GTAATCTATATTTTGTAGAACTATTGGTACATCTTTTGTCTCTCCAACAGTAGTCAATAATTTTACAGATAGATTATAATGTGGTTGAAATATAGGTAGTATCTGTTCTAATATTTGTAAACCATCATCCTGATTTTTTGATATAATTCCTAACTCAAAACCAATATTATATGGTACAGGCATAAAAACATTTTTGTTTTCATCTGTATCTTTTTTAAATTTAATTTTTTGTGTAGGTGAAACCTTTCTTGAAGGATCATATTCTACACCAGTGATCTCAAATGAAAGTCTTGGAAGAGTTATTTGTATTCTTTTGTTTGTAGGATCTGGGTTTTGATCTAAACGTGCTAAAAATTTTTGTTTAGGACCATAAGCAAGAGGTACTTTCATAACCTCATCTGACCTACGAATCTCTATATTATTGAATAGAGTACCGAAAGCGACAATTGTTTTACGAAAAATTTCGTTGTATGTGTAAGTTCCAAGCATTAGATTGTGTTGTCAGTAATAGATCCAACTGAACCGAATGGATTTGCTTCAGTAAAGTCAATGATCTGATTGTCAAGAGTTTCAAAGTCGTTGTTTTGATCCATCTCAATATTTTTATTGTCGATGGTATTATATGTAGCAGTTGTCCAAGAGGCACTTGAACTACCACCTGTCAATGTTTCTGGTACAGTGAATGTTCCAGAACGATTAATAACAATGAGAGTTCTCGTAGAACTATCCCATGATTTAACTTCGGCAGTCACGTTAGATGTACCACCTGTTACAATTTCTCCTACTGTAAAGTCTCCACTACCACCAGTTGCAAGACCAACTGTAATAGCATTTGCAAACGCATTTTCTATAGCATCGAGATCTGTAATGCCTGTATTGATTTCTTCGTCGCTGTACTCGAATAGTTCACATTGACATTCCCAAACGTAGTTCCTACCTAACTGATAAAAAGGTCTTTCTACTTCTACAAATTTTATTTCAAACAAATGTCTGGTAATAGGAAACCATATTAAGTCCCCTTCGTTTGGTCGTCCTTCGACGTTAAGCGTTGTAGAGTCGTCAACATGCTCTTTAAATTTTTCACGGGAGAATATAAAAGTTGTCTTGTCTTCAATACGGATTCCAAATTTTGTAAGTAACTCACCTTGTCCTTCCCATCCTTCAACATTATTGACGTAAGCTCTGATAGCTTTCGCTGACTCAAATTTTCCATCCGAATCTTCTTCAAAGATTGAATCTTTGTTGACAATCGTTCTCGGAACATAGTAAATGTCTTGCCCATAGATCTCGATACTTTCTACGATTAAGTTTTCAATGAATTTCTGCTCTTGAGCAGATCCATTTATATTTAGTCTTGCACTATTACTATAGTCTGACTGAACATAATCCTGAGCTGGTGTGTTTGAAATTGCCATGTTATCCTACAATATCTAACGGTGGTATTTCATAACGATCACGGAGTTCTTTTTCAAGATCTAACTTATACTGACTAGCATCTTCTAAGATTTGTCTACCGTTCAAAGTGACTCCTCCTAACATTTGAATACCATCATACTTACTAAGGTTTCTACCCCACTGTTGTTGGAATAGTGCCTCAACATAATCCTTTAACCAGTTGTCATTAAACATATCAGTGAAGGTTGTAGGATCTTGACGCATTGTCATATCAACCATTATAAAATCACCTGTGGTAAGATCATTCCAGTCAAAGTCTAAGTAAAGTCTATTAGAATGTTCATTCCATTTGACTCTTCTATTTGCTTGAGAGTTGGTGACAAAATCAAGAGTTTCTAAGTATTGAGATGTTAGGAAATAATGTAGTATCTGTCCATGAGTCATGGAGTAGATATCATTCAAAAATATTTGATATTTGATATTGAAAATATTACCAGGTACAATACTTGATGCACCTATATTTGTGTACACATGATTGATACCTAAAGTACCAGGTGGTGTAGATACATAGTTATCTTGTCCAAACCAAGGAGTTGATCCTTCTTGAGTAAATCCTTTTGCCTGTGTTTTAATGGCATCAGTGACTTCTATTCTCATGAAGGTTTTAAAACTACCATTGTAATGGTACTCTTGATAGTAATCTATTGCCTCTTCTATTAAATCATCCAGCTGCTCAGTGGCAACATTAATGTCTATCGTAGGAAAACCTAATCTACGAAGAGCATAATCTTTTAATTCTGTTTTAGTTGCAGGTCTTGTAGCAGACATAGTTTATTAACCGAATGAACTGATAGTTAAGTTAGTTACATCATTAGCACCAACTGTCTCTCCTTTTTTGAAGAATCCAGATACATTATCTACAGTCACAGAAGATGAGTCCATCGCTGTTATAACTCCTGTGCTATTTGAAGTTGCTCCTGTTAGAGTTGATCCAACCTCCATAGTTGTGATGTCGGATAAACTGAAGGTAGCATTAGTGAATACTGTTGCAACATCAAGTGTTGCATTAGTAAAGATTGTAGCAATGTCAATCGACGCTCCATTTCCATGTATTGCAGATACTGGAATCGTTGCACCATTACCATGTAAATCAGATACAGGTATGGTAGCATCTGCATTTCCTCCTGTAATAGTTATAACTTCTGATGATGCATAACCAGATCCATCATTGTTAATTGTTGCAGAAGTGACATTTCCACTCACATCAACAACGATATCAAGAGTCAATCCTGTACCAGATCCAGAGGATGTTGTTGCAACACCTGTTTGTGATCCTGGAGTGTATCCTGTGCCTGCTGCACTTATAGGACCAAGAGTTTTAACACCAGTTGCGTTAGCATTTACGATTGTAATCGTATCGGAAGTTGTAAATCCAGTACCATCATTATTGATTGCTACTGCTGTGATTGCACCAGAACCATCTACAGATGTTATGTCTATTGTAAAGTCTGATCCAGATCCGTCATTGGTTGTTGCGATTGCAGTTCCAGTTGAGTATCCTGTTCCTGCTGTAGCAATAGATCCAAGAGTCTTAACACCAGATGCGTTAGCATTGACGATTGTTATTGTATCATCAACTGCGTATCCAGATCCTGCAGCGTTTATCACCGCACCAGTGACAACACCATTTGAAGTTGTCAAGTCAACTGTCAATCCTGATCCAGATCCAGTGGTTGTTGTAGCGATAGCAGTTCCGTTTGCATATCCTGTACCACCTACGAGTGTATCGACTGTCGCTGCTCCACCCGCATTAGGGTTTGTAATTGTAATTGTATCACCTGCAGCATACCCTGTTCCTGCAGCGTTAATAACAACGTTTGTTATTGCTCCGTTTCCATCAACCGTAGTATTAACTGTTAAAGCATCATCACCAGATCCAGAGTTTGTAGTAGCAACACCAGTTCCTGCTGTAAATCCACCGACACCTCCAGATAATGTACCTAAGTTAAGAGTAGCAGCACCACCAAGATTAGAGTTGACAATTGTTAGTGTGTCTCCTATTAAGTAATCAGTTCCTGCAGTGTTTAGTGCGATCGCTGTGATAGCACCATCACCATCTACTGTAGTATCAACTGTCAATCCTGATCCTGTGCCACCTGTTGTAGCAACGTTTGTGCCTGCTGTAAATCCACCAACACCACTAGAGGTTATTGATCCAAGAGTGACAACTGCACCAGGTGTAGGATCGCCAGATAGATTTAGTTTTAATGTAGTAGAAGTTGCAAGATTGTTCAACATCGCTTGAAGTTGCTCAAACGCATGATCAAGTTTTGCTTGTACTCTTGCTTCTGTATGATATAGATTAGTTCCTTCTGGAAGATTTGTAGTAGATTTCTGACTTAGATCTAAGTTTGCACCAGTTGCAGCAGCAACTCTTGCATCTGCTCTTGTGTTTGTAAAGAATACATTTGAAGATCCTTCTGTTATATTATCAGTATTGATATCTGACTGAGTTACAGCAAGTCCACCTGCACCATCATGTTCAATACCTGTGCCATATGTAAAGTGTCCTCTAGTTCTAGCAGCAGTTGTGAATAGGTTTGTTGAACCCTCGGTAACATTATCTGTATTAATCTCAGATTGAGTTACAGATAAAGTTCCTGATCCATCATGTTCAATACCTGTGCCATAAGAGAAGTGTCCTCTAGTTCTAGAAGCAGTAGTAAAGAGATTTGTAGATCCTTCAGTGACATTATCAGTATTAATATCTGATTGAGTGACAGATAGACTTCCTGATCCATCATGCTGAATACCTGTACCATAAGAGAAGTGTGATCTTGTTCTAGCAGCAGTTGTGAATAGATTAGTTGTTCCTTCTACAACGTTGTCAGAGTCAAACTCAGTAAAGTCAATCGCCAAATCAGCAGAGGTTAATTTAATACCTGTGCCATATGTAAAGTGTCCTCTAGTTCTAGCAGCAGTTGTAAAGAGATTGGATGATCCTTCTACAATACTATCACTATCAAACTCAGAGAATGCAAATGCTAATGTATAAGTTCCTGCAGCATCATCATAAGTCTTAGTTAAACCTGTACCTGCAGTTATAAGAGCATCAACTCTATCATCAACTCTCTCATTTGTGAAGTATAGATTGTTAGATCCTTCAGCAAGAGAATCTGTATCATGGTTAGTAATACTGGATACTGTACCAGTGACATTACCTGTTAGATTACCTGTAAAGGTTGTTGAGTGTACGTTAGCATATTTGTTGGAGGTTGAACCAATGCTTCTTGTATTATTAGAATCTGATAATAGATCACCTGTTAGAGTTGCACCTGTTGCTGAAGTGACAAATGTAGCAGTTCCATTATATCCTAAAGTGACTGCCCCATCAGCATCAACAATTAGTCCAAATGAAGTGCCATTTTGACTCTTGACCTCAAGTTGTGCTGTTTGAATTATTTGTTTAGATGTTCCTGTTGACTTATAAAGAGTATTAGTGCCATCAGATTCAATAACTGCGTCAGTTCCTGCACCAAGTTTAACAGCAACGTTATCACCAAACAGTAATGCGTTATCTGATTTATCAAATACTATATTACCACCACTTGCTGATACAAGAGTTAAGTCATCATTAAGTGTTGTAGTTCCTTGAACAGTTAATATATCATCTACATTTACAGTTCCACCTGCAGAATCAAGTGTTAAATTACCAGATGATGTATCAATCTCATTTGCTCCTGCGACACCAACTTGAATATTCTGTGCGACTAACTTAGAAGTAATTTGATTAGATGCAAAATTACCAGATCCATCACGTATTACTAAGTTATTTGCAGCGTTTGTACTTGCAGATGCTACGTTGATTGTAGTATTACCAGATATACCATCAGCATTTGTTAGTGTAATACCAGAGGATGCTGTGACTTGGAACGTACGATGAGCATATGTGTTCGTAGCAGTTCTGACCATGTATCCTGTGCCAGATTGTGCAGCAAGTGCAGTAATATCTCCATCATTAAATGTGACTGAGAGTGTTGGATCAGAAGCACCGTTAATTGATACTGAACCATCTACAACACCATCAATGGTCAATGTTCTAGCAGTCTTCCATGCATCAGCAGTTGATGCGTTTCCTAAGATACCTGCTGAAGCACCTGCAGAACTTGATACTGTAATTTGATCAGCAGAGAAACTACCAGATGATCTAACTACAACACTATTACCAGTTGTATCTGTAGAACTTGTGGTCAATCCATCAAGTAGATCTGCGTTAAGATTATTAACTTTGGTTGAAGATGCTACTACAAATGGTGCTACACCTTGAGGAAGTTGAGAAATTATTTGACCATCAACTGTTGCTGTACCATCAACATTTAAGTTATTATCAATATCAACAGATGTACCTGCACCAGTGACATTTAAAGAACCAATTCTCAAAGCACCATCAGTTCCAGAAAATACTTCACTATTATTAGTAGCAGCAGTTAAGAAAGCAAATTCGTTAGTTGATCTATCAAATCCAAAGAATCCTAATCTTGCTTGGGAATCAAAATATCTAAACTCGATACCTCTGTCTTTACCATCGTTTGATGCAGGAGCAGTATCACCACCAAGAGTAAATACTGGATCATCAATTGTGACGGTTGTTGAGTTAACAGTAGAAGTTGTACCATTAACCGTAAGATTACCTGTGATAACTAGATCAGAACTACCGATTATATCTCCTTGAACCGTTAATGTTCCTTGTGTCTCAGTATTACCATTATCTGTATCTACTACAAACTTATCTGCAGCACTTGCATTCTGTATTTTAAATACTTTATTATCTGCCTTAACAATTAATTGGTTTTCAATAACTGTTGAACCTGATATATTTGCACTACTATTGAGATCGAGAGCACCTGTTAATTCAGTGCCACCATACACCCTAAGCCCGCCACCAACTGCTAAGTTTTTACCGATACCTGCACCACCAGTCAATCTTATAGCACCATCAGCAGCATATGATCCTGTAAGAGTTTGTTCTGTATTATTGGTGAATGTGTTGACACCAGATGTCTGGAAAGTATCATTGATCTGAGTTGCATCACCAACTGTCAATGTACCGATAATATTAGTATTACCATTATCAGTATCAATACTAAACTTAGTGACACCAGATCCATTGTTTACATTAACTACCTCACTATTGCTTTGAATAATTAGAGAGTCATTGATAGTTGTTTGACCTGCAACAACTAGAGTACCATCAGTTGCAATATTACCTGTAGAAGATGCAACAGTCATCTTATCAGTTGTACCTGATCTAACTGCAAAGTTTGCATCGACATCTAAAGTGCCATTGATTTCTGTGTTGTTAGCAACAGTCAGTGTACCACCAAGAGTTGTATTGTTATCTACGTTAAGTGTAGAGTTTAACTCAGTGTGTCCATCAGCAGTCAGCGTACCTTCAATATTAGTATTACCAGTCACATTATCAACAAAGAACTTATCAGTCGTTCCGTTTCTAACTGCGAAATCAGCATCAATATCAACAACACCATTAATATTAACTGTACCTTCAATTATAGTATTACCATTATCTGTATCAACTGTAAATTTATTGACTCCTGATCCATTTTGAATATGGAATGATTCGTTAGAAGCATTAACTATAAGACTATCATTTATATTTGTCTCACCTGCAACTGTTAGTGTACCTTGAATATCTGTATTACCAGTTGCACCGATAACACTAAACTTCTCTGTATCACCACTGTTCAACTTACCAACTGAGAATCTCTCTCCTGACCCTGTAGCACCAACGTACAAGGATTTCATAATACCTGCACCACCATGTGCCTTTATCGTGGAGAAGTTGTGAGATGCATAGGAAGGAGATGCCTGATATGTATCACCAAAACGACCTCTGTATCTTACTCTCAACCAGTTCAATCTAGATTCAGTCTCTGTCGCACTATCCTTAACTTCGATAGGACCATTAACATGCAATGTACCATCAATCAGACCAGATCCTGCTACATAGAAACCACCATCAAGTCTAAGTGCACCATAATCATTTGATTGAATTTCCCAAGCACCAGATGTTCCGTTCTTGGCAGTAGTAATATCATTTGTGCTTTCTAGATGTACATCTCCTGCTACAGCAACATCACTATTAGAATCTATATTACCAGTGACTGTAAGTATTCCACCAATTTCAGCATTACCTGTTGTGGTATGGAATGTAGTCTTAGTTGTGCCAGAACCATTCTTAAGTTCTAAAGTTTTAGATGCACCTTGGAATACAATATTATCATCAAATCTACTTGTAGAATTAGCACGGAATGTACCATCTACATCTAATAATCCACCAACATTAACATCTTGTGTAATTCCAACACCACCTGCAACTACCAAATCTCCTGTAGTATTAGATGTTGAGTTAGTATTACTTGTAAGTTTTAAGTTACCCGCACGGATTCCTGAGTCAGTTCCTGTAAAAATCTCTGCGGAACTTTGTGAGGCATTGTGTAAGAACGCAAACCCTCCTGTGTGTCCTGCGAGATCTGCATACGAATCGTCGTAACCGAAGAATCCAAGTCTTGCTTGAGAGTCAAAATATCTGAACTCAATTCCCCTATCTTTATTATCGTCAGTAGTAGGAGCAGTGTCGCCACCCAAGGTAAATACTGGGTCATCCACTGTCGTAGTTGTACTATTAACTGTTGTAGTTGTTCCATCTACTTGTAAGTTTCCTAAAATTTGTACAAGACCTGTGATTGCTCTATCATCACCAGGATCAAGTTTAAGTGTACCAGTTGATGCAAGGTGATCTCCTTGTATCCTCATGTTTTCTACATGAACCTTACCAGTTGATGCGTCAGATGCTTGGATGTCTACAACATCTTCAGCAGTAATACTAACTGTACTGGTTCCAGAACCTGAGTTAGTTGCTGATATGCTCAAGGATCTAGCAGAACTAGAACTTTGAGTTGTTTGAATTATTAGATTACCATCACCAGTTTTGTCTATTGTTTGTGCAGTAGCACCATCAAACACAACATCGGGATCACTTATTAAAGTTTTTACATTAATATCAACTTCACCGTTGCCACTATCACCTGTATTATTTGCAGCAAATAATAAACCACCTGACGTATTTTTTACATTTAGATAATTTACTCCAGTAAGTCCTCTATATCCAGTTGTTGCGGTTAACTCTTGATCTAATTCAAAATGTTCAACAGAATTACCATCAGCAAAAGATATACGATTGTTTTGTAATTGTGTATTGTCTACACCTGCAGATGCAATAGTTACATGTCCTGATGATACATCAAAATCTTCTTGTGCAAAAGATGCAAGACCTTTTTGTTCTGTAGTTTCAGCACCAAGGAATCTCCATCCACCTGCATCTCCAGAACCATGAGTAGGAGCACCTTGACCTGCACTTATATCTTGGAATGCCTGATATACTTTACTTGCATTTTTGATGATTGCGTATCTAGTATATGCTGTTGCATTATTATAATCTGCAGCAGTTGTACCCTCTTGTGCTGTGGCAATAGGTACATTTGTGGCAGAGGTTAATCTACCATGTGCATCGACTGTAAATTTTGTAGCGTTTACAGTTTCTGTACCAAATGGTTCTGAGTTAGAACCTGTAGAACTGACAGATGTTAATGACTCTGTATTGTAATCACCTGCTACTACAGCAGTTGTGATAAGATCTAACGTTGGGTTTCCAGAAACACCATTACCATTAGATACTGAAATTCTTGCAGGAGTACCAGTGATTGTTCTGGTCGCCATGTTTCCACCACTGGTTCTTGATATGATACCAGTAGTAGTAAGTCCTGCTATAGCAACCAAGTCAAGATCATATGGTTGAGCAGATGAACCCTCTACAGTTCCGTTTAAGTTATAATCAGCAAGAGTTGAAGGGAATGAAGCGTTTGTTATTCTACCTTTAGAATCTACTACAACTTTTGTGTATGTACCAGTAGCACTTCCAGTACCATCATAATGTGGTAATGTAGATATAAGTTCTAAGGAAGAAGCAAGGTTTAGGTTTTGAGAACCATCAAAGTTTCCTGTTGCAGTTAAGTCGCCAGATATTTGTATTTGACGAGTTGAAGCAAGTCTTGCAGCAGTTGATGAATTACCAATTATAGTTGCAGTTATAGTACCTGCAGAAAAATTACCATCAGCATCTCTCTGCACGAGAGTGTTGGCAGTATTTGAGGTTGATTCAACTGGACGTTCATATCGTAAGGTATTCCATGCAGAAACACCATCACCGATTTTAAATCGACCTGTATCTAACTCAATCCCAAGTTCACCTTGAGCAAGTGTTGGGTTTGCGTTTGCCCATTCCTGAGCACCCCCTCTTCTTAATTGTAATCTATTTGCCATTTTAAATAGGACTTAACTATAACATGCTTCCAAGTTATTTATGCTCAAAAAAGAAGGGAACTTACGTTCCCTCAGTTTCTGTTTCAGTTTCTGTTGGAGGGACTTCTTCCACTTCTGGTGGATTGTAATACTCCAATGCTTCCAGAGCACCTTGAAGTTTTAGTGCTGTTGCCTCATTCTCTCGAATTTTATTGGCAAGTGCTTTGTTTTCTTCTATGCATTTTGCATATCTGTCTCTAAACTGTTTGATCATTTCAGTTTGAGAAACCTTTTCCATTGTACTATCAGTCATAATTTAGTTAGCTAACTTTTTAAGTAAAGATTTTATCTCACTCATATCAGATTTTAGCAAAGAAACATCATTTTGTAAAGCTTCAAATTGTTGTTTCTTAACTTCTTCTGCTTTATGTGCTCGCATATACTTTTGATAAGTATCTTCATCTGCACATGATAGAGATCCATTGGATGAATCTCTAAACCATTTCTCTGCGTCTTGGACTGGGATTTGGCTCATACTGCAAGTGCGATTGCTCTAAAGTCTTTTATGATAGGTGAGTATGCCTGATTAGGTGATATGAATATAACTTTGATTTGATACTGGTCAAAACTTAGTCCAGATACTTCATATTCATATTCAAAGAATAATTCTCTTTCTGATGTTGCAGGAATTTTTGCAGTATCAGTAGGGAAGAATTCATAACCTAACTTTTCAATTGGATCAGTTGATCCAACTGGACGTACTCTATATAGCAACCTAATTTCACTGCCTGTTGGACGGTATCCACTGAAGAATATCTTGATAGATCCTGATGGATTTACAAGGTTCGCAACACGAGTGATATAAACTGCATCATGCTCATCACCAACAGATAATTTAGCACTATTTGTATTTGTTGGTTTATTGATTCTGTTAGATACGCATGTGATTGACATTCTATCAGTATCAATGACAGGTGATAAAGTTTGTACATCGCTAGTCATTGTTAGATCCATTCTAAATGACTTAGCACCACTGAGTTCAGATGATTCATTAATGCCTGAGCATATTAGAGCAGGTGCTAGTAATGGATTATCCTCACTTAAGATGATATCACTAAATACACCATCATTAGAGAACGATGCTTCAAGGACTTGTTGACCATCATTAATTGATGTACCACTAATAGTGTTAATCCTAGCAGTCAAATTAGTCTTAGGAAGTAGCATCCTTTCTATCTGAGGAACTAATATCTCATATTGAATATTTTGTGTTGATACTGTGTTTATTCCACCACCTACAATACCTAATCTAGCGATAGAACTTGTGGTGATTTCATAACTGTCAAGAGTAGGATTCTGAATACCAGTATGTGTCTTATTGATTTCTGTTAAAGGAATACCATCAAGATTATAACATTCTATAACTGTTTCATCAGCATGTGATCTTGCAGTTGTACCATTTAATCCTCTTTCATGAACAGTTATTGTTTTACCATCTGTGCTAATTGCACTATAGGATACAATTTCAGCAAATGTTGCTGCTAGACCCTGTGTATTATTATAGATTCTAGCGTAGCCAGGATTACTTGCACTTATCGCTGCACCATTAATAATTTTATGGAATGCAGTTGCGTCATTAACAGAAACTGATGTATCACTATTTGATATAGATGCAGTCAAGTATGTTGGTGATACTTCTGATTCTACACCTTCTATTGTCAAATTATTTAATGGATCATGCATAGCATGATTACTGTGATGTACCTTTATTTTTCTCTGTGTTGTAGCATATGTTGGTGTTGCGTCAGGGAAAGAAGGTTGTATAGCACCACTTGATACTGCGTCTCCTAAAGGAACAAAGTTTGTACCAGAACTAGGTAGAGTTGTTTGTTGACTTGCAGTACCACCACCTGCACCATCTCCAGTAATAGTTTCACTATTTGCAAATGCTTTAGATGCATAGTTCACCTTGAGAGTTGTGCTATTGGTGACCTCTGTGATAGTAGCAGTAGCACTTGAGGTGCCTCCTGTTATTTCATCTCCAACTGCAAAACCAGATGTTGCAGCAACTGTTATTGTTGCAGTTGTTTTTGATGATACAATACCATTTGTAGAAGATGTACCTTGTACAAATGTTCCTGTAATATCTTTGATAGTTAATTGTACACCTTGTGTAGTATCAAGGATACCTGCGATTGTACCTTGTGCTAATGATGTCTTTTGATAGATACGTGCACCTATTGTATATGGAGTAGTCGCAACCTGTGAGTTCATATTCAATACAATTTCTGGTACGAATGTTTGAATAGGATCTCTTCTTAATTTAAGTTTACCACCATTTCCCTCTTCAAGTGAAATGTTATTCAATACTAATTTGCTACTTGCACCATTATTAAATTGTGCTCTAAAGATTGCAAATTTAAGATCTTCATATTGGTCTGCAGTCCAAGTAGATGCGTTCTGTGATTTGAATAGAACACCTGCATATGGTTGCTCCGATATCGTTCTATCTCCTGTTATATCAATCTCACCCATCCTTGATATCCAAATCTTGTATGAGTTAGAGTCAGATAGAAGTACAAAACAATGCTCGATTGATTGTGGGATATAAACTGGTGCTCTAAATGTAAATTTAGTTGCAACAGCACCTGTTTCAGATATCTGAATAGCAGCAGGTTCTAACGTCACATCAGAGAAAGGTAGGATACTTGTTGTTGGATATCCATTTTCCATTGTTCTGATTTGCATAGAAACAGGAATGTTTGTATCTTTAGTATTAAAGTAAACATCTACAGATGTTATGAATACACCGCCAGTCTCATCTACAATAAATGATTGTGCGAGAGGGTCATACCATCCAATCTGTCTTGTTTCTGTTCTAGTAGAACGAACTGTTCTATCTTGTGTGACAGTATCACGAACAACTTCAGCGTTTCTAACAGCAAGAACATTTTCACGAACTCTATTAAGAGTTCCCTTTGCTTCGTATTCTACTTCAGCAGATGAATCTACTGATCCTGCTAGTCTTGAATCATCCTGAGCAGTGGTTAATCTCATTGTTCTTGTACCAGTTCTCCATCTTGGATTGCCAGGTACATTTGTTGGAGGAATAAAGAATGAACCTCTTAATTTACCGAAACGATCTGAAACTAATCTACGATCTTTAACAACTGCTTTAGCACCAGATGTTCCAATAATAACCTCACCTACTTGGAAATTACCAAAGAATTGTCCAGTTGCTTGGTTTGCACTCGCTGCTAAATCAATGTTTAATATTGAAGTTGTGGACGCATAAGATGAAGGTAATACAGTATCATCATATGGATTAAATGCAAATGTAGCATTAGGTGTTGCCACTCTAAATCTTGCACCAGAGGTTTGACCTACTACTGTTTCACCGATCACAAAAGGTGTAGAGTTTGTACGATTATCTGTTGATGGATCTTTAATAAGTTCAACTATCTTAGGAGTGATATATTGATCAATGTTTCTTCCATCAAAGAAAGCATACATTCTTGTTCTTGGTTTCAATCTTTCAACTACAAATTTAATGTTTCTAGAACGAATCCAAGGAATTGTTGTGGTTGAAATTATACTATCACCTAGTGATCTACGATCAATTCTAGGTATAACTCTTGATCTAACACCTCTTCTTGTTTGACCAGTTGTTGTTTCAATAGTAGTTGTCCTATTAACACGACGCATACCACGACCACCCCATACACCAGGATGAGGTGAACGTCCAACGTCCTCTGCTAACCAATGAGAGTTTCTAGTAGTTCTAGAAGAAATAACTCTTTCAGTTGTCCACTGATCTCTCCATGCACCCCATTGAATAGGAGCAAAACCATTTTGATCAACTCTAAGTTCAGACGATACTGCTTGGAAATCACCTTCTACTTGTGTCACCTGTACAGGAAGTCTCTGTGTATCTAACCAGTCATCAGATGCAGGAGTTAGATCAATACGTCCAATGTATGTGAATACGTTGAATGGGTTGATATTCTCAACTCTTGATGCGTATGGTTGATCAATAATCTTTTGTTCAGTGTATGGTAAAGTAATTAAAGGACCAGTCTGCTGATAGTTAGTAGATAATGAATCATTAATCTCAAGACCTATGTTTGTAGTGTAATGAGATGCTCTTGCATAACCTTGTTTAAAATCTAATGCAGCACTAAAGTCTTCGTTTTGTGTGTCTGACTTACCGTGATCTGAAAAATCATCTACAATAAAACCATTCTTAAGACGGTCTTTGCCATCTGCGTCTATAATCTTGGTATTAAAAGTATCAGTCTCTAATAAGTTTAACGAAGTATAGTATTCTACTTGATCTAATCTACGTTCTATACCACCAATATCACGCATGGTATAACGTTTGTTATCAGATCTTACTACTGCAACATCGGTCTCAGGATCAAAACCATATGGTTTATGATTGATGACTGCTAAAAGCATACCATCTTTTAAATCATCTGGTTCTAGTGGTTCTTCTGCAGACTTACCTTTAACAATTTGGAACTCACCGTCAGGTGATATAAATGCTTTATCAGTTCTTGGTAGATACCAATCAAAATCACAACGCATACTTGTTTTGATTTTAGGTATATCAAAAATTGTAGCAGTAGGAGTACCACTTACATTGAATACTCTTGAGTTAAAATCAAATGTGGATGATTGCACATATGCAGGTGATGATACTGTTCCTGTTCCAATGTATAAGTTCTTAACGCCTGGTCTAAAGTCAAGGAAATCTGCCATGAATTTAGTTTCAAAGAATGGAATATCACTGTAATCTGTGGAAAGATATGATTGACCTCCAAAGTAATCTCCAGTCGCAGAATGTGTGTAGTAGTCAATAACTATTTTTAATTTTCTAAGAGGAACTGCTACACCTTTCTTCCTAATAATCTTAGAAATATCATATAAGAATCCAGTTTGATTGACCTCTAGGTAATAGTTGTCAGTCACAACTTTTGATCCTGCTACGATTGATCCTGCAGAGTCATTGATAATAGCACTAATAGCAATACCACTACTATTAACACCATTTATTGTTTCACCTGCAACAAATGTTCCTTCAAGATATACTAATGATAGTTTTAAACTACCAGAAGCAAAGTCAATAACTTTTGCTCTTGCTTTAGAAGTTGATCCAGTGACAATAGTTCCAGTAGCAAAGAAAGTTGGTTCTACAATAGTCACAGAAGGTAATACAGGATCAGAGTCATCAAGTGATTCATATACTGCATGTAATCTATAACAATCTGATACACCTAGAGATATATCTCTATCTTCAATACGTGTACCATATACATTTGAATAAACAAGATTGTAATTTTGTTTATCTAAATTTTGTACAGTTTTATTAACCTTCAACACAAACATCTGATTTTCAGTCTTTGTCTTTCTAGTTGCAATATTTTTAGATATTGTAGCAGTGACTTTTACAGATGTAATTTGAGTTAGATTTTCTACCTGTATTGTAGTTTGTTCAGATGATGTAAATGTTGTATAACCAATATCACCAGATGCTGATGTATTCAAAGGTATCTCAGCACCTACAGCGTATGAACTATTAGATCCTGCTAATACTACTATAGTGTAGTTCTCATTTGTGATAGAAGAGAACTGCTCATTCTCAGGAAGAGTAATTGATATCGAGTTAGAGGATACTGTTTGAGCATCAAATGTTCTTCTGACAGTCATTGACTCATCAGATATTGACTTGATGTATTTCTTAGGCATTGGACTAAGAAGATCAGCGTTCTCTACACCAAATAATTTTGCACGATATCTTAATAGTGCTGTATATGTACCTGCAGAAGGAGCGTTAGTAGGATCTACTTTAACTGTTTGTCCTGTAGCAGATGTATAATCAAATATGGATGATATACCTGTTGTAGGTAAAGAGTTTGGATTTATTTTATCTACATCAACATACTGTGTATTATTGAAATATAATCTATCGCCAGGTCTTAAATCTAACGCAAAGTTTGATTGTAGACCAGTAATTTTTTCTGCACTACCTGTAGCATCATATGTAAATGTACTACCTTGTACAACTGAAATATCTTCGAGAATAATATCAGCACTAAACTCTACAGCAGATGTATTTTCATCTCTCGCTACAAGTTGTCTTGCATCAGAGAAGTTGTAGTAATGTATATTATTAACTGTATCTAAGTTCAATCCATCAACAGTAATCATTTCTCCTGCTTGGAATGTTCCTTCAACTTGATATAGATCAATATGATCTGCAGAGAATGTTTCTGTCACATATCCTCTTGCACCAGATGTAGCACCAACAACTTGAGAACCTACTGTGACACTAACTGAACTTGCCATGTCCAAGATAGTAAACATCTGTATATCAAATAATACAGTCTTATAGATGTCATCTGCATCTCCAAATGTAGCATCCTGATTAGAAGAATACTCACATGATAGGATACGAGCATAACCTATAATATTACCTGCACCTGTACCTGGTGAACTTGTAAATGCATCTCTTATCTGAGCAACTTGATATGCATTAGATAAAGTTGAACCTGTTGCATTTGGGAAACCATATACGTTGTTGACATTAACAAAGTTTCCAACCTCAAAAGGTATGTTTACATTTTGTGCTGACTGTGTGTCTCTTGGTTTTTCTAAGTCAACATATGTTGGTGATAGAGTAGATACTCTATATCCTTTTACGTATGCAGTACCAGGACCAAACTCAACTGCATATAAATTTTCTGCAGCAGTATTTTCTTGAGCAGTTGTAGCACCTATTGCATATACACCATTATTAAATGTATCATCTAAATTTTCTCTTATATTAATATCAAAATCTTTAACAACATAATCACCTGATTCTTCAAATGTTCTTGTTGCTAATGATCTTTCTAATTCATCATATGCACTTCGATCAACAAGTTTTTCAACTTTACTATTGTTAATACGTAAGAGTTCGATAAAATCTTTATCGGCATCATCTGTAAGAAGTTTCTTAACTAAGTTTGTGGTGATTCTAAATCTATGAGAACCAGGAGCAGCATAGTTAGATGTTCCTGCAGCATTATCGTTGAGGCTAAGGTCATCCTCTGGGGTAATAATTGATTCTTGAATATCAAGTCCGATACGATAGGAGGGGTTGGTTCCATACTGATCTAATAAAATGTATTGATAAGGTACATCAACAAAGAAACCTCTAATAAAGTAAACACCATCTTGTACATATGCTACAGAACCAGTCTGTAATGCACCTGTAGGTAATAACTGAGCAAATGGTGAACCAACTTCAATCAAAGTAGTTCCGAAAGTTATTTCAGTATCAGTAATTAACTGCTCATTGTTGGAAAATGTTTGCTGTGTATTTCCAGTACCACCAGATTCAATATACTTAACGTAGATAGTAATATATCCTTTGGTTGATTCTGTATCAGAAATACTATACAATACCTTTGCTTTGACTCCTGATGTCAAACCAGTGATAATTTTATCTGTAAGTTGAGATCTATACAATTCAACGTCAGCACCTAAGAATGACTCTTGAACCAAAATACAGTCAACGTTTAAGTCATAACCAACTTGACCTGGTATAACCATCGCACCATCTTTGAATAGATGTGCACCAACGTTTTCAACCTGATTCTGCAGAATACTCTGCATGGATGTCAGTTCTCTTGCCTGTATTGGGAAACCAGGACGGAACAATACTCGATAAAAGTTTTTCGTTTTATCAAAGTCGTCGTAATACGGTGTTACGTTTAAATTAGTATTTTGTGCCATTAGAACTCGATTACGATTTTAATATCTTCTACTTGGTCGTTTGCACGACTGATGGATCTCCTATTATCTATGTAAACAACGTCACCGCTATTTGACTCGATCTCAGGTTTAGCATATCCATTGTTAAATTTCATACCTAAGTCATATTCTGTATTGTTGATTGTTCTCGCTGATGAGTTAGGAACAGCAGGGAAGTTTACGTCTGGAGCACCAGCCGCACCTGATGTTGCACCACTAACAACGTTTGAACCATCAAATTCATTTTGTGTACCAGTAACTTCTGGGAAGATACCATCAACAGCGTTCTGATAATATTTTAGAACTTTTGTTGTAGCATTCCATGAGATTACTCGTGCTCTTGCAGTCACGTTTGTACCACCAACAACTCTTGTTTGTGTGATAATTTCGTCAGGAACGTAATTACCTTGGAATGTTGGAGAGAAAATAACCGCTTTAGTAGCAGAAACAGTCAAGTCAGAAAGAAGTTCTGCAGTACCAAATTTTAAAGGATTAGTTATTAAACCAATTCTTCTGTAGTCGTTATCAACTGGGAAGTCTCCTGCACCCTCATCATATGAGAGTTTAGCATTGATCATGGTTCTAAAAGCACCAAGTTCAACAATAGAGTCTTTACCATGACCGCCTGGTGGTGGGATGATAACATCAACTTGTCCACCAGTACCAGTACCGATACCAGTTATATTATCTACACTGATTTTACCGAATGTATATCCAGTACCACCAGATGTCACTGTGGCAGATATAATCTTACCACCGTCAATAACGATTGAAACACGACCACCAGTTCCATCACCATTGATCGCTACATTATCATAGGTACCATTGTTGTACCCAGACCCTGCAGCGTTAATAACAACAGTATCGACTTCACCTGCAACCGCATTGGTTTGAACAGCAGCGTTGGTGAATACTGGCATGTAATCGTTTGAGAAAAACTTAAGAACGCTCGCAACTGGAATAGTGTACATGTACTTCCAACGATACCCATCACCAGTAGTGATGATGCTAGTGCTAGTACCAGTAGGCTCGACAGTAGAAGGTTTACCATTTGGATCGGACGGAGATGTTCCATTGTAGATACATTTGTATACTTGATACTGGGAGTTTACGACATAAAAGTCTGAATCATATAGTTTAGTTGCACCAGAAGCAGCAGTTTTACTTGGTGAGTAATCATGACGATACATGTCATAGGTAAAACCTAATCCACCAGTAGTTTGTTCTGGGGAAACCCAGTCAATTCTACGCACCACCTGCACAGTATCTGAAGCCAGCACTCTTTTGAGAGATACCATGTCATCATAAGAACCAGAAAATTCAGAGAATGAATCCACTGCCTGTGGCGGTGAGTTTTCATTATCCCAACTTTGTGGTCTACCAATGAAAAGATATAATCTGTCTCTTGTTGCACCCGCAACCGTATCACTTTCGGTTGCATTAGGACCTTCAAGTGCCTTTATGAACTTTTGTGCTGAAAAAATTCTAAATTGGTCTGTTAATAGAGCTGCCATTTTCTAGTGACTATTTGTCCTCCTGTTTATTTATGCCTATTTTGATCGAACTATTGCAGAATACTCGATACTCTTAATTCTATAAGACGCACCGCCATTCCCATTAATAAGTTCTCCACCTAAAACTGCCTGTGCAGCAGCGTTAGCACCAGTAGTATCACTGGCATTATTTGTAAATGTCACTGTAGGATGTAAGGCATAAGTTCCATCCACAGTTTGTGGAATACCATAACCACCATTGTTTATAGTGATTGATGCAACTTGGTCTCCTTGGGGAGTCATAACCACGGTACCAGTTGCTTGTATATCACCTGTATTTTCTATTGCTACAGTGGGAACTGCAGTATAGTTTGTACCAGGATTTGTTATAACAAAATCAACTATAGTATTCTTTTCTGAAAACTCATAAAGATAACCTGCAATACCAACGTTGATATTATTAGTATTGAATGGTATAACATCCTTGACAGTTAGAACACCTGTTGAAGGTATCCAAGAAACAACAGTTGCTTGTACACCAGACACAGAACCACTAACTATCTCATTAGTAGAGAAGTTCTGACCATTACCAGTTGTTTGATCTAATGTTATATTGATCAATGCAGTGTGTTCAACACCCTCTGATAATCCACCTGCAGTGGTGATTGTTGCAAACTTAAATGGTATATCTCCGTCTTTGATATTATCACCAACTTGGAATAGAGTTGTGTTAGTACCACCTTGTGTTTCTTCAATACCATAAAGTGACTTGTAAATACCACCATCAAGTGCTATTTGGTTAGCATATGTGGTATTGGCATTACTTAAATCTGGTATATCATCTCCTGCAGCAGTTGGTAAAATATCTTCAAAAGATTTATCCTGTAATACAGATAGTGGTTCTGTCAGTAAATCTATAGTAGAACCTGCAGTTGTAAGAATAACGTGTGGTAATACACCTGCAGCAGAACTATCTGCAACACCACCATCAAATTGTACAATGGCATCTTCAGTCGCTGCTCTACCACCATCAATAAATGCTAACTCATCAACCTCAAATGTGACTAATAATTCTCTTGTATTTGGATCCCAGTCATATACTTTAGCAACTTTATTATTCTGGTTCTCAACCTTCCTAATAACTCTATCACCTACAGCAAATTTGTAAAGTGATACACCATTAGCATCATTTTGACCAGGATCTAAAATAACTCTTTGATCATAATTAAAGTTTACACCACGAGTTAAACCAGTAAACCTACCTGCAGATTTAGAAGTATAACTTATTGTCTCTCTATTAAGAATAATTGATCCAGAACCAGGATATGCATCAGTAGAGTCAACATATATGTTTGTATCATTTGCGGTGACACTCTTGACTAACCCAGTCAAGAAAATTGCAGATGAGTTGAATGCCTGTCTCGCTCTTGTCTTTCGTTTTAATTGTACTAATTTAGTGAAGATTATATTAGGAGCAGATGTATATCCTGTGCCTGGTTCTGTAATATTAATACCTGTAATAGCACCTTGGAATATACTTGCTTCTGCCTTTGCACCAATACCTCCACCACCAGTGATGAGAATAAATGGAGGTTCTTGATAAAACTCACCTTCATTTACAATATTAATATTTGTGACCTTACCTAGTTTATCAATCTCAGCAGCACCTTGTGCACCCTGTCCACCACCACCTTCAAAGATAAGTGTTGGGGGAGTAGCATAGTTTCTACCTGCATTTAGTAGTGATAAACCTGTGATTGTTTGAACTACAGGACTACCCAAAGCACCAGTCCCTTGACCACCTAATATTCTTGCTTTTGCAGAACCAAAATAATTATCTCCAAACTTAGTCATTTTAATATAATCAAGTTGACCTGCATTAGTTTCACTTAATATAACCTCTGCTTCTGCACCTTCTGGAAAATTAATTGCTAGAGGAGGAACTATATCATTTTCAAATAAAGGCACACCATAGAAAGTAGTTCCTATAGCATAAGGATATTGAGGATTGCCTGCAGCATCCTCTGTCATATAATATGCATAAGTTCCATTTGGATATTCTGGAGTAGTAGAAAATCTACCATTATGTCTATCTAATGTTCCTACAATCGCTAAGTATTTCCAATTACTAACAGTGCCACTTGTATGTGTAGGTGCTGATCCACCAGAACTAATTGCTGCTGTTGCTTCGTAAATATACCCTGCATTTCTTACAGTATCAAATTGAGCATAACTTGCACCTGCTGCCCATGAATCTGATTCATCAAAGATGTAATCATTTACAAGATCTCCTAACTGATATCCTCTATTAACTAATCTTAATCCTGCACCTGCAGTCACATACGCAAAAAGATATAAAAGACCAGGTGCATCTACAGGAATTGTTATACGTATTTCTCTTTGTGTGGTAGCAGCATTAAATAAACTTACGTAAGTTTGATATGGTCTTTGAGAACCATCAATCCAATACTCTACATTTTGTGTATAAAGAAAACTAGGATCTCCAACTAATCCTGCATGCCAACCATCATCTGTGGTAGAAAAGAATATATGATTAGAATTGGAATTAGAAGAATCTAATTGGTTAAAGATATATGTTTTACCTCTATCTAAAGTTAAGAAAGTAGGAGATGCTCCATCAAATAAAAATTTATTATTAGACATAGTCACATTATAAGTGACTGTGCCTGTAGTGGTCACCAAAGGTCTTGCACCTTGTAGTTCTGGAGTAGTTCTTAATCTATATCCTGTTCTTTCTCTTGCTATGGTATTACCAATCTTTCCAAAAGGTCCGTATATTGGATAACCATCAAATGACATACCAATAATTTTAGAGTGTCCATTCGTATGTCTTCCGTAATCTAGATTTCCACCTGATGCTGTGCCGAAGAAATTTTCGACATAGTAGGTATTCATGTTATCTTCTTCTTCTTCCTCAGAAGGGGTGTAAAGATACATGTATCCATAATCACCTTCAAAACCAGACATGTATCTGTGATATGGACAATGATAATAAATCCTATTATTTTCATCAGGATTCATTATAAAGATTGGTTGGAAATTCTGTTCGTAATCAGTTGCCCATGCACCAGATGCACCTGTGCTATTATAATATATCGTTCCACCTGCACCAGGATTTAAACTACCATCAGGTGTGGTGCTGAATCTCATTGGGTGTCCCTGTGTATGAACACTTGTTGGTTGGTTAGTTGCCCAATGTGGATTAATTACTGTACCTGCAGGGTTTCTAAACTCTTTCTGCACCCAAATAATTAGATAATTCTTTTGTACTTTGATACCTTCTGGTGCAAAGTAGAAAACACCAGGTGTAAAAGGTCCGAACTCATGAGCATCAGGACCAAATTCAATGTAAAATATACCACCAGGAAACTTCCTTGGTGCACCGTTAACTCTAAATTGGAATCCATTAGATCCTAAACATAGATCATCTTGTACAAAATCATCACCTGTAAGTTGCCTTAAATATACTCTTGTGACTTCATTTTGACTATTACGAACTACCTTTGCTATTTCTCCTCTACCTGTACCACCAACTTCATCAACTATTCTACCAACTTCTACCTGTCCTAATGTCTCATCTACATTTTGAACATTGAGCATGACATTATCAAACTCACATTTTATACTCCAATAAAATACTTCTTGCATTCCAAATTGGAATACACCATTTGTTAATGCAAATTCATCTATAGTCTTACTTGACTGATAATAATAAATTTGATTATGTAATATACCATCATATTGATTTGTGTTTTTAACATAATCATATTTGACAAGATCAAGACCAAAGTTTACTGGTGTACCTCCTGCTTGTCCCCACTCAGGTGTATGTAAAAGACCACCATTTGCTAATATACCGAGTGCTTTATTTTCTTGTAAATCTCTAGTGTTAGGATTTGGAACATCCTTACCACCTCTGTAAATAAATTCTTGATTAAAATTTCTATCAATAATAACATCTGATCCACCAGGTTGTCTCTCTTGATCGTAAAGTTGAGATGGTTTTGGTGTATTGTCAGATACTATTGTAAGTCTATCTGTTTTCTTATTATTACTAAACGCAAAAGTTCCTTTTGTGACAGCGTTTTGTAATACATCTAATTGACTTGGATATGATTGCCAAATTCTATTGATGTCAAAACTTGTGACTACATTAGGAGTTTCTTGTTCTGGAATTATTTGTACTCTTAATGGGTCATATCCTAAACCTCTATCAAGAACACGAACATGAACTATTTGACCTGAGTCTTCATCTATAATTGGATATAATAGTGCTTCTCTCGTAGGAGTTCCACATCCAGTCACAGTAAGTCTTGGAGGATCTGCAGGGTCATACCCAGATCCACCATTTATAACTCTTACTGCACGTACACCAAATACCTCGTCAAAAATAGGTTCAATGTCGGCACCAGTACCAGGAACAGTTCTTGGCATTATTGTACAACGTTAATAGTTCCTTGCATCGCAGCATGGAGGGTACACTGATAATACAGCGTTGCAGGAGCATCTAGAGGAACAGTCCAATATAATATTGTAGTTCCACTACCAGACTGACCTGCAGTGTATGGGGTTCCAGTCAAACCTTGAGAGGATTGTATTCTAAATGGGTGTCCACCACCCTCAACAGTATTATCAAACGCATATGTAAAACCTCTATGTACATAAAGCGTTGGGTCTCTTACTTCACCATCAAGGCCAGGACCTGATATCAAATAATCACTACTTGCATCTTCTACAGGTGCACCTAATTCATACCATATAATAGGACTTCTTGTGACCACCCATGAAGATCCATTATAGAATAGTGAATCACCTTGTGTAATACCCGAAGTATTTGTGTCAGTTAAAGCAGCTAGGGTGGTTGTTAAAGTTCCAGAAAAGTTGACAGTGACTGTGTCTCCTGCTACTGCAGTAGTAATATTTGTACCACCTGCAATAGTTAATGTATCTGTTTGACTATTGGCAGTTGTAGATCCAGAATCACCTGCGACTGTAGCAAACAAGTTGACAGCAGCAACACCTGCATTATCATCAGCAGGAACCCAGTTAGTTCCATTCCATTTTAAAGTTTGGTTTAAATTTGGTGCAGTAGTTGTGACATCAACGTTTGATAAGTCATTTATACCTGAGTACTCTGTTAATAATTTTGCTCTTGTATCTCCGACACCACCTGCAGTTATATTGATATTTACATATGGATTATCATCACCATCTACTGTAAAAAAGTATCCACCATATGCTGAAGCAGCAGGGGCAGCAACAAGAGATGAATATTCATTTTTATATTTTACTGTGGTCGGTAAGTCCACCTCACCAGTAGAGCCATTGAAAGTGCTAGTGATGGAACCATGACCAATAGTAAGACTGCCAGTTCCGTTGGGAGCGATAGCAATGTTTCCATTACTTGAGGATACGATAGAATTTCCATTTACATTAAGGGCGGCTGTAAGGTTTGAATAATCTGAGGGGATAAAAGATGATCCATCATAACGTAGTACCTGTCCTAAAGCAGGGTTTGTAGTATTTACAGTAAGTGTTGAACCATTTCCTAACGCAGTATACAATTCGTCAAAATTACCGTTAATTTTCGTACCACCAGCTCTCAGGGTATCACCTGTATTATCATTTGCAGCAGTTCCTAGATCTAGTGCTTGTTTTGCCATCTTTCTTAAGATTTTTTGCTAAAGTTATTTATGTGATTATCTCAGGGTCTACAACCTCTTCACCATATTGACTTAAATCTGGTGCAACATAATCATCAGGCACAACAGTCTCGACTGCTATGTCTGGGTTTTGATATCCAGTACCTGTATTACTCAAGGTCACTCCACCGACACCGACAAGTGCCTTAATATTACCTTCAAATCCAGATATAGAGTCAACCCTTACAGTTGGTCGTGTTGTATATCCAGAACCTCCACTAGTGACCTGTACTTGTTTAATGAATCCAGTTGTCAATTGAGCAGTAGCGATTGCGTCTTGACCAAATACAGATCCAAGATAATCGAATGTGATTAATGAGTTAGAAGATTCAATAACAGCAACTGTTCTATCTTCAGTCTCACCCTGTATTCTAATATCATCGCCTGGTTCTACAGGAGGTACAATTTCTGCAGCGTCTACGTCCGCTTCAGAACCAACGTATGAGAACGCAACGAATGTTGATCCTACACGAGGTATTTCTGAGAAGATAATTCTTGAACCAACGATCTCAAATCCAATACCAGGTTCCTGTATAACACCATTCAATGAACAGATGATATTGTTCTCAGGTCTAATTGATGATGATTGTACACCATCAGTCAATGTCAATGAGTAGAATACATCATTACGTTTTAGGTTGAATGATTGACGTAATGAATCAAACTCAAATGATATATCATCTAATTGTCTAAGTTTACCAACGTAGAATCCTGTAAATGATGCTCCAAGATCAGGTGCTTCAGTAAACTGAATTTGATTAGAGAACGCTGTGTATGCGTTTGTAGCACCTGGTGGTTGTAGAATACCATTAATGAATATTAGTAGATGTCCTGCAGGATCTGGTAGATAGGATGTACCATTGTTTTGAGATAAATCGAAGGTTGTTTGTACACCGTCAAATCCTTTGAATGATCTCTTAACACGTGCCTTAAGATCACCCTTAGAAGAAATTACTGCCTTATAATTATCAATACTCTTAATAGCATCATTAATATCAAATACCCCTGCAACATCACTTAGATATACTCTCTTAAGAGTTCCAACAGTCTTGATATCTTGAACAGTAGCAGATGCAGAACCTGCTTGAGTTATCTTAGTTGTTATTACTGCATAACCTTGTGGGAAACTTCCTACTCCATAATCACCAATTTGATCACCATTAGTTAATGTTCCTTGGAACTCTATAGCGTATATAAAGTTATTAGCAATATCTACACCAGTTATTATTGCGTAAGTATTCAAATCTTGAACACCATTTGCAATCTTATAGAGTCTATTACCAACTTGGAATGTTGCAAGACTAGATATGATGCTAATACCAAGTCTAATATATCCAGTAGATGCTATTTTAGCACCAACTTTAAGTTCTAATCCATCATACTTAATAACATCAAGGAATTGTCTAGAACTCTCAGGATATACAACAGAATTAACTTCAAATGATCCTGTTAGAGTTGCAGTATCAACAGTCAATGTACCACCAGTATTATCTGTGACCGCAGCTTCATTCTTGAGGAATGATCCTGCAGGTTGTGCTGTCTCTCCAGATGTATAACCCTTGAATGGAATATTGTCTGTAAAGTCACCTTGTAAATCAATAATATGAATACGACTTTCAATCGCACTTATCTGAGCAGTTGTTGAGTTATTTGAACCAACAATATTATCAGTAATTGCCCAAGGTCCTGCAGTTATTTTAACATCAAGATACTTGTAGTTTTCATCCTCAAAGAATCCATAAACCACACCATTTACAGAAGCATTACCTTGTTTCTGTACAGTCTCATTCATGGTATAAGGACCATCTGTTATATCACCATCAATTCTAAATCTTTGATATACCTGAACAACTTTTCCTGAATTTTCAAGTATAGATTCAATTTCACCATACACATTACTTGATAAACCATAAGCATAATCTGCATTGTTTATTCCACCAGAAAGACCAACAGGTAAGGATCTTACACCGAATAATTTAGTAGGAACCTTAATACCATTTTGAGATGTAATCTGTGTATAGTAAGTTCCTGTCTTAATCTGATTTCTAATAATATCTAAATTATATCTTATGATATGACCTATTGATTTAACATCATAATTTGCAGCATCAGAGGCACTATAATATGAGAAGAATCCTGCATTAGGTGAAGGAACTGTTAATGTATTATTAAGTGCTTGTTGCATGTATGTTTGAAGAGTGTTCAAAGCATATTGCTTAATATTGTACTCATTATCAGAGAAGAATACTGTGCCATCTCCAGACTGATAAGGATCAAGTGCACTCTTAGTAAGTTTAACACCCCATACATAAATTCCATCAGTGCCATTACCTGCATAGTTTTGAGAACCTGCAGCGTTGTTAATAATTATTTTATTAGATAGAGTTGTAAAACCGAAGGAGAATGTAGTTGTAATAAATGCTCTATACCATCCATTACCTAGAGGAACAACTCCTGCAGCATCGTTTGTTATACCACCTTGAGGTGTGAATACAGAACCAATAGTTCCTGTAGTTAAGTTAAGATCAAAGAAGATTCTTTGTACAGCAGATGTTCCCTCATCAAGTGCCATTTGGAAACGAACTGATGTATATCCACCTGCCTTTATAAACGCAGAGAATGTAAATGTCTGAGTTGCTGACGCTGATGCAGCACCAGTATCAAATGTCTCGTTAGTAGTGTCAAATTTAACTGTACCAGAGTCAAATGTTTCAAACGCAGTTAGACTGTGATCTCTATTGAGTGTATGTAGTGCAAGGTTGGTACTTGGTACAATTTTTTCAGAAGTAATTGTAAGATCAGGAGCAGCGATTGAGTTGTTTACAATGGTTGCTTCAGTTGGAGTCCAATCACTTGCTAGTGCTTCTGGATTAGTGAATAAGTTTATACCAGGAATTTGACCAGTGATATTAGATGTTAGAGTTCTAGCATGTGCAATAGTTTGAACATTTGTTGGTTTATTATACCAATCATATGCACTACCAACTGCATTCACTACACCAACTGCTTTAGATGTTCTACCAACAAGTGTATTACCATTACCCCATTGTGTTCCTACAAATGCTCCTATAACAAGGAAAGATGTATCTTCATTCCATTCTAATACTTCTGCGTATGCACCATTACTTGAGTGTATTACCTCACCTACTCTGAAATTACCTATGATACTTGTGAGTGTGACCTCGTATGCTGTTTGTTTATCAGTTAAATCGGTAGTGATAATATCATGAACTAAATCATCTGTAATATTGGTAAGGAAGTCATCATATGACCACTGACCAGTACCAAATTGTGTATTAACCTGCTGTGTAATTTCCTCTTTATAGTAATTGTAGTTGTAAAGAATATGTTTAGCAGCACTTCTACCTGCAAGTTTAGCAGGTCCTAAGAAGTCAACTGCAATTTTAATTAACTCTCTAAATCTAGTAATTACAGTAGATATACTGGTTGGTGTTTCTGTATCTCTATATGCAGTTTCATCAGTCTTTAATGCAGAATATCCAGTTGGTAAAGTAAATCCACTATTGAAATCATAAAGGATATTATTAAGTGCATGTTCCCCAATAACACCTACCTGTTCTATAGAATAGATAAATGCTCCCATTTCTTCTTCTACAGTTATTACTTGTAAGTTAGCATCTAGATATGTTTCTAGAGCAGTAATAGTGCTGTTTTGACCACCTGTTTGTAAATCAGATATAATAGCAATTAGTATGTCAGAAAGATTACCTTGCCTCTGTACCTCAGTTCCATCTCCAGAACCAGGATAACTGTATGCATTATATGATACACCATTAAGTTCATATGTAAATTCTGTTGATGTTAGACCAGTTGATTCTTCTGCAATGTATTTTCTGTTAAAGTATAATCTATCTCCACCAATAGCAAAATCGTTATTGGTAGGTGCAATCATATCATTTATTGTTGTGATAAGATTGTCAACCTCAGTCTTAACACCATCAAAGTAATTAGCAACGCCATTACCAGTAATATCCCAATCACCTGTAATGATATCGTTAGTGTTGTCATAAGTTAAATCTCCTGTGATTGCTTGTTTAATATAAATTGCAAGACGATCATGAGCAAAAATTGTTTGAACAACTTCTAAACGAACTCGCCTTATCTCATTACTATTTCCAAGATAGAAACCTGCTGCCTCAACAGTTCTTGCATTACCACCATTCTCAATATCATTAGCGATTGCTTGTACAAGTGATGTTAAGTCAGTTTTCTTTTGTAATGTTCCTGCATCAGATAAACCATTATTATTACCTGGTAAATCTAGTACGAGATCAGGATAACGTTGTAGCATATCAAATGCTGCCTTGTCAACAATAACACTAGCATTTTGACGAATTAGATATGCAGCATCTCTAAATCTGTATTGTCCATCTACATCAATTTGATTAGTGTAAATTAAATCAGATGTGCCATCATGATATGATACTGGGAATGGTATTTCTTTAAATCCATTAACTCTACCACCGACAAATTCAGCAGCAGGACTTACAGATGTCACTGTAGCAAGATGATCTGTAGGAGATGCTAATATTGCATTACCTAAAGCATCTGTAAATATTGATACCAAGTTGGTCTGAGTAGTGATAACGTCAGAACAATCTGATAATGAGTAGAATACTTTAGTGACAGCATTTGCTGCAGATGTAGAGAATGTATGTGTATACTGATCATCTGCTTTAGATGCACCAACATTTACAGTAAATGTATTTGTGGTATGTGCAGTAATTGGTAAAACTTGAGCAGATGCAGGGTCAGTAGATCTTGGATATGTATGAATTGTAGCATTACCATCTTTAGTACATGTAAATGATAATGAGTTATCTGAAATAATTACAGAATCTCCTGCAACATCAATTCCATTACTTGTAGCAGATACAAATGTATGTACGTAATTACCACCTGTAGATACTCCATTAGCAAGTCCAGATACAAATTTATGTTCATAATTACCACCAGTTTGAACAAGTGCTCTCGTGATTCCATTAGTTGTAGCGGAAACAAATGTATGAGAGTAATTACCACCTGTTGTAATTGCATCTGCAGTAGCAGAAACAAATATGTGATTAGAAGTATTTGTGGAAGGAGTGCTTGCTAAGGTTTGAACAGTGATTGTATCATCAGTGACATCAGTGATTGTGACCGCAGTGTTGTAGTTAGGATCAGTTGTTCTGGGATATGAATGGTCTGTAGCATAATCGTCTAGTGCACATCTGAAGGTTATTGAATTTGTTGCAATCTTAACTGCAGTTCCTCTTCTTAGATTATGACGACCTATAGTAAGTGTCATGAATCCTGTTGTAGGATTATACTCTGCATGTGTAGGTGTGAACTTTCTTAATGGAGATTTACCAACGTTGATACTTAGTTTATTATAATCAACATTGAATACTTCCATATACTTACCACTGATAGGATCAGTAGCACGAGGATATGCTTTATTAGAACTATTTCCATCCATTGAGCAACTAAATGTCACTGCACCATCTGCTAATTTAATTCTTTCGTATTCTTTAATTTGATGTCCATGTTGTACAGCATTGGTTGATGCAGATACAAATGTATGAGCAGATAGATCTGATATTGGAGTTCCATCTCCATTTACATTAACTGTAATTGTTGTCGCAGTTTCATCAGTGACTGTTAGATCATACTGGTAAGCATAGTCATTACTTTGTGCTCTTGGATATGTCTTCTGAGCAGTATTACCATCTAATGTACATGTAAATGTAATTGAGTTAGGTTGAATTCTTACTGTATCACCAACTTTCAAAGTATGTGATCCAATAGTCAATACCATATCACCTGTAGTAGGATTATATGTTGCGTTAGTTGGTGTGAAATTAGTAGTTGCAAATGTCAATTCCATAACACCAGTTGTTGCATCATAAGTTGCATTATTAGGTGTGTACTGGTTGCTTACAACTCCAGACAATGTATGAGAAGTTGTATTTGAAGGTGTATATCCATCAAGAGCATTGATAGTTATAGTTGTACCTGATACTGCATCAATAGGAACTGCCTGAGCAACTAGAGGATCACCTTCTATAATTCCACCTTTAATAGCGGATACAAATGTATGAGTTGTTGTATTTGTAGAAGGAATCTTATCAAGAACATTGACTGTAAATGTTGTTGTAGTTGGAACAGATGCTACAAATAACCATCTATCACTTGCATAGTCTGTAGATCTTGGATATGGATGAAGTGTAGCATTATTATCTTCAGCACATGTGAATGTTAGAGATCCATCTTGGAACATAATTGGTGAACCAGTTCTTAATCCATGTGCATTTGCAGTTGTCACTGTCATGACACCAGTCACAGGATTGTAAGATGTACCAGTTGTTGCAGTATGTCTATCTTGCTCAGGTCTAGGATATAGATGTTCTGTAGCATTACTATCTTGAGTACATGTAAAGATTAGAGAATTAGGTGCCAACTTAATAGTTGAGTTTGCTTTACTTACACCACCAGATGTTGCACTTACAAATGTATGAGCAGTGACATTTGTTGATGGAATATTGTCTAATACTTGAACATCAAATGTGTTTGTTGTGACATTAGAAATAGGAATCCACTTATTACTTACAGCATCAGTTGATCTTGGATATGTGTGGTTTGTATTATTACCATCTTGTGCACAAGTAAATGTTAGTGAATTATCAGCAATCTTAATTTTCTCACCGTTAGAGAAGTTATGACCTGCAATAGTCAATGTCATGATACCTGTTGAAGGTACATAGTTTGCATTTGTGACTGTATGGGTTGTTGGAGCAGGAAGACTATGATTTCCAATAGTTAACTCAAGTGCACCTGTGGTAGCATTATATGTTCCTCCAGTAGGTGTGTAAGCGACTGTTGGTGATTTACCAATATTAACTGTAATTGTATTATTTCTCTTAGCAATACCATTTTCAAGAGCAGATAAGAATGTATGAACATATTGATCTTTAAGTGCACCAATACCAACATTAACTGTAATTGTATCATCAGTTTTAGCAGTAATTCTTAACCATCTTTGTGCAGCAGGATCAGTTGCTCTAGGATATGAATGAGTTGTTTTATTTCCATCCTTAGTGCATGTAAATGTTAGAGAATTTAATTCAATTCTAACTTCATCATCTGTTGTCAATCCATGACTAGGAATAGTGATAACCATATCACCTGTAGTCTGATCGTAAATTGCATTAGTTGCAGTTAGATTTGTACCATTAGTCCAGATTGGAAGCGATGTATTATAACCAGGATCATCAGTTCTTGGATATGAGTGTATAGTTCTAAAGTTATCTTGTGAGCATGTAAATGATACTGCATCTTTGGAAAGTCTGAGTGTCTCTCCAGAACGAACCATAGAATTAGGTAATGCATACTGGAATGTATGAGTTGTAGTATTACTTGAAGTACCTACATTTACATCAAATGTATTTGTAGTGACATTGCTTATTGCTAACCACTTATTATAGTAAGGATCAGTAAGTCTAGGATATGGGTGATCTGTAGCGTTGCTATCTTGTGCACATGTAAAGACTAATGAATATACATCAAACATCACTCTATCACCAACATAGAATCCGTGATTAGCAATAGTAATTGTCATCACACCTGTTGATGGATTGTAAGCAGCTCCTTCTGGAGTGTACTTCCAAGCAGTTCTTAAATCATTATCACCAATATTCATGGTCATGAATCCAGTCTGACCATCGTAGGTAGCATCAAGGATTGTGTAATTTACAGTTGGTGATTTACCAACATTAATACTAAAGTTATTAGCATCAATTCTAGTGACTTCCATCCAACCTTGTGCAGCAGGATCATCAGGACGAGGGTAAGATTGTGATACTGTATTGCCATCTGATGTACATGTCATGGTAATAGAGTTTGGTTTCAACTTGATTCTATCACCAGTCTGAAGATTATGACCATTAGATGTAATTGTTAAAACACCAGTAGTAGCAGTGTATCCTGCGTCTGTTGCAGTAATTTCACGAGGTGAAAGTAAATTATGACTATTGCTAGTAATAACCATATCACCAGTTGCAGCATTGTATGTTGCACCTGTAGGAGTGAAGTTTACGGCAGTTGGATAATCAGAATCTTTTAAAGTTCCATCATATATTTGTACAAATGAATGACTTGTATCTTGAATATCCCAAGGAACATTATTAATAACAAACTTAGATATTTTTTCTACAATTTCAGTTGCAAATATTTCTTGTGGTACATCGTCTTCGATAGTTCCTGTTTGTATTGATACAGGATTTGTTGTTCTATTAACATAACTTGCAGCAGTGTTCCAAATATGACTATTACTACCATTACGAAGGTCATCTATTAATGCCTGTATAAGAACTTCAAGTCTTGCTAATTGAACACTATCTCCACCTTTTACAGTATGAGCAGGATATACCTGTTTCATAATGTATAATGATTCTGCTTTTATAAGTTCTTTGTTTATTAATATATGATCCGCAGCGTTTAAGTATCTGTGTGTTCTACCAACAAATCCAGCTGGTGCACCAGTTGTACGAGAGGTTGCTAATATTGAATCATTATTAAACTCATCTCCGATAGCAGGAGTGACAAAACCAGACCAATCTTCAGTATATGTTTGACCGTTAGAACCATCAAAATGAACTAATAATTTAGAGTTTGTATCACCTTGATGTATTCCAGTTGCAACATTAAATGCTGATGTATAACGGTTTGTAGTAGAAACTCTTAATTCATCAATGTATCCTTCAAATTCATTAGAGCCTGCATAATCCGCACCAACTCTAATTGGTTTAGCAGCAAAGTTGCTACTATCAGTTCCAGTTCCTACCTCAGCACCATTTAACCAAAGTTTAGTAGTTGTAGAAGATCTAACAATTGCTAGATGATACCATGTATTGTTATTAACAGTTGTGGCACCTGATGTGACAAGATCTGATCCATTTACATTATAACGAATTTGAGCTGCTTCTAGATATACTCTAACAGCAACCTCAGTTGCATTTTCTCTTTGATCAAGTAAAGTTGCAGTTCCAGAAATAGCACCAGAACCAGGATTAAACCAGAACTCTAAAGTAAATGCATTAGTTCCCCAAGCAAACTCACTAGAAGATGCAATATTTACATAATCACCTGTACCGTCTAACAATAGAGATGAATTACCAAACTTAGAACCTGCTGTGCTAATTTGTGCATTACCTGCAAATGTTATTGCATGAATATCTTGACCATTATATTGACATCTACCGATCTTACCAAGATAGACTGTTTTTCTTGCCTGACTATAACCAACAACTTCTGCTTTAGTTCCTTCACCTTCTAATACAGAACCAATTCTAATAGTTTGACCTGCTACAAAGAATCCTGTTCCTTTCTGATTTTTGAATGTTAATTTACGTATCTTAGCATCTTCTGCTGAATTAAAATCTCCATTAGCATTACCATATTCTATCTTGTAATTTCTAATATCCTCATTCTCTGCTAAATCACCACTAGCATTATCATAAGGAATTACATAATTATTAATTTGTTCAGTAGAAGGGAAGTTCTCATTGAATGGAGTATTGTTGTCTGTGAAATCAACAATGTTGACTTGAGAGTTAGCAATATTATCAAGAACTACGTTTGGATATGTCTGTGATGTAATTCTGTTGAATAGTAAACCAAAGAATGATGATCCTGGTGATATATCAACCTGACCAATAAACTCATTAGTTGTAGGATCTTGATATACACTAGATGCAGTGACCTGTGCTACAACACCAGACTGTGCAGCAATAATATAATCATTAAGTTGAATATCAAATAGACCTGGTGTAGATTGATATGTACCTGCAGTTTTACTTAGTGTTAATTGATTTGTGACAGATATGTCAGTTCCATATACAGGAACATTTTCTTGATGTGATACTGCAGTGGTACCATTCTGTGCTCTGGTCACAGTCAATGTTGTAGAATTAGTATTCTGTGTAATAACATTAACTTTTACAATCTCAGATCCAAACTGATAATTAACACCTGCTGTAAATGTTCCAGCTGGAACTACCTCATCAGCAGCACTGTTATCGGTTTGATATTTTACAACTTCTATAGATGTAGTAGAAAGACCAATAGTATAACGAAGTTGAGCAAGAGGTGTTTCTTGACCTGTCTGTAAGTTGACTTGTTCAACTCTTGCAGTATCACCCTCAAAGTTAGTGACTGTTTCACCAAATATGAATAAACCACCACTCTGAACACCACCACTGACACTATAAGTTGTACCTGAGAATGATGCTCCACCAGCTAGTGTAGCAGTTATAATTTCGTTAGTTTGGAATTGTCCTGCGGTCACAGTTCCACTAATAACAACACCAACCACATTTGTAAGTGTTAATGTAGCACCAGAGGTTGCACCTGTAAATACTGTACCTGCAGTGACATCAGCAGTATCAGGGAAATTGCCAGTAGTAATATTTTGAATACCAACATCAACAGTTCTAGTTGCGATGTTAGCAGAGAATCCAGTAGCACTAACTGTACATAACTCACCACCACCGCCTGCTGCTGTGGGTAGTAAGAAGTTTCCTTGAGTTATAAAACCAGTAACAGTATTACCAGTGACTTTGGTCACTGTTAAACGAGCATTAGTTGAAGTACCTACAACGACATTACCAACACGAGGGAAAATACCACTAATATTAGTAAATTCTAAATCAACAGTTGGTATAAGATTAATAGTGACATTTACATATTTGACACTAGCAGGTGGTTGTGGTGGTTCAACAAATACTATAGAATCCTGTTGAATTGAAAATGCAGTGCCAGGTGTTTGTACAACACCATTAAGTACAATCATCAACTGATTTGCGTTAGCAACAATATTGGTTTGATCAACTTGTAATGGGAATGAAGTTCTCTCACCATCAAATAGATTTGATATATCATCAATTCTTTGTACAACAGATGTTAAAATATTCTCAGAAGAAGTTAATCGTTTCTGTCTGAATAATACCTCAGTATTATTGAATGCAGTATAAACAGGTTCTACAAGAGCAAAGTTTTGTATATTAGGAACTATCGCTTCTTGTGCTAATTCAACAGATTTAGTTAAAGAGAAGAATGTTTCTTTGTTAGGAATAAATCCATACTCATTTAAGTTAAGTTCACCAAATACTTTGAATGATGCAGGGTGAACGTTCTTAATAAGAATCTCTTTCCATTCACTGATAGAAGTAGAAGATTTAACAGCATAAGAGAAGTCCTGATAATAGTAAGAGTCTTGAATCTTCTGAATAATCTCAGATGGTTTACCAACGTCATCAATAAACTGACCAGTGGTTTTAGTGATAGAACCAATCTCAAGAACACCACGAGCAATTTTAAGATCAGTTATAATACCAGAAGACTTAGATATAACACCAGTAATTCTTGAATTTGCAGAAAATTCTCCAGTGTAATCAACAATCTTAAGAATTCTAGGTCCTACTTGCCAACCAGAGTTAGTAGATACAAATCCTTGAGCAGTTGCAGTCGCAAGAGAATCACCTTGATATACAAGTTCTCCTTCTAAGAAAGTAGAAGTAATAACATTCGCTTCAGCAGCACCACCAAATGATTCAGTTAATACTTGTTGACGACCTGTACCTGCGTTAGAGAATGATAAAGCATCACCGAGTTCAGCGTTAGTAGCAGTGATAGCAAGTTTTAATTGATCATCTTCTAATGAGTTTGCAGTACCTGCAATAGCATAGTATGTTGTATTACCATTCAATCTACCAACCGCACCTGCAGATAATGGGAACTCAGCACCATCACCAGTATCAACTACATTTAATGTGACTGCAGCACCATTTTGAATACCATGTGGGAAAGCAAATTGTAGTAATCCTAAGTCAAGGTTTACAACATAGTTAAATGAAGATCTTAAATTTACTGCGGGAGTAGAAGAATATCCTGCACCAGGATCCTTAACTATAATTACATCTAATCTACCATTTTTGATAGTTGCTTCAGCAATAGCACCACTACCACCACCTCCAGTGACTACAACAGCAGGTGCTTGTGAATATCCAGTACCTGGGTCTGTAATAGTAATACTATCAAGTATGCTTGTAGAAGTAAGCTGTGCGTTTATTGGGAATGATATCTCAGGGCGTAGTGTATAATCATGTGGATAATCATAACCAAAGTTATTGTTCTTAAGTTTCTTAATTTTACCAACATTAGCACCTTTAGTAAATACAGATGCTCCTGTACCTGCTGATGGTATAACAACTACTAATTCAGCACCTGATCCAGTCAATCCAGATCCAAGAATGCCAGGTATAGCATTGATATCAATAATTGCTGTGGTATAATTTTTACCTGGTGATGTGACAACTACATTACTGATTTGACCAGGAATTGTTGATCCTTGTGCATCAGTGCCATCAGCAACTGTAATTTGTACAAATCCACCTTCACCATCACCACTAATAGGAACGCCATTGTATGTTCCAACAGCGTATTCAGTACCTGGTGCATTTATTTGTACTCTCTCAATTTGTCTGCTTGATGTAATACCACTAACAATGGGTAATTTAGTATAGAAACCACCAGGATTAACAATACGAACATCACCAATTGCACCAACCGCTTTTAGAGAACTGGTTTGGTAAGATGCTTGTGATATAGTTGCAGCACCCTCTGGTTCGTTTGCAAGTGGGAATTTAAGTATATCAGCACCTTTAGTAATAGTAGCACCTGCAACAGAACTAATTTCAAATGTTCCGTTATATGGAGAATCTACAACATCGAGATAACTTCCTGCTACAACAGGAGAATCATTACCTGTTCTTGATGGATCAAAGTAGTATGATATGTTTGTTACTATATCTCTATCAACTTTAAGTTTTACTGTAGGAGTTGGTTGTCCACCGCCAGTCACACCAGGTGTACCTACTCTCTCTATAGAGTTAAATGAATATTCTAGTTTGTATAGATTATCTTTTGCAAATGATAAGTTTCCACCTGCCATAGATGAATGACTTAGATCAAACAGATATTGATGACCATAATACATCTTCAATGTAGGTGATTTAATAAAGACACTTACAGCAGATGCACTTGTAGCAGGAGCAGTCAAAGCATTTGATTTTAATTTATATGTAAATTCAAGAGGACTAACAACTCTCTCTACAGCAAATGCACCATCATATTCATCATATACAACACCACTAAGAGTTTGTGATGGATTACCATCAATGTAAACCATATCACCCTTATCTAAGTAATGACTTGTATCTGTAATTACATAAACCTCATCACTATTTGCTACAGCAGTTGCTTGAAGAATCTTAGTTAGATTTGCAACTAAAGTGATTTTAAGAACACCTGTTAATCCACTAATTGTTGCTTGTGAATAATCAGCATTAAATGATATATTTCCTGCACCTATAGTGACCACAGATCCAACAATGTATGCTGATGATCCAGAAACTTGATCTATTCTTACTGAGTAATCAGCATCAGCGTATGGTTTGAACGTTGCAAATGAATCAAGATTACCTGTGCAAGAATTAATACTAAACTTAGCATCTCCATTACCACCACTTACTACAACTTCATCTCCAACTAGATATCCACTACCTGCAGCATTACCAATTTGAATTGATTGTATAACACCACCAGATGCAGTATAGTTGACGATTAATCCAGTTGCTTCACCATTAGTTGTGGTTGTAGGAATACTATCACCAGAATTAGGATAACCAGTTCCTGCTGCAGTTAAAGAAATAGTTGCAGGAATATCAGCGATTGTACCATCTAAATCAAAACTATCCAAATTGATAATAAATGTGCCAGGTGTTTGATTATTGATCTCTGCAAATGTATAATTGCTTATCTCATTAATGTCATTAGGAATATCACCAGTAATACCATAATTACTTTGCTCATTAAATTGCTCTGTAGATAACTGACCAGTGGTTAGATCATTACTCCAAGCATTATTATTAACTGCCAAGTATAATTTATTGTTTGCATCGTCCTTTCTAATAATATAACCACTATTGACAAATTGTCCAGAGTCATTCTTTAATACTAATTTAGAACCAACAGAGAAGTTAAATGCTTGATTGATAGTCAATTCTTGTACGTTATCAATCTTAACTGTAGGTGTGACTTTGAAGTAATATCTATCTTTAACAACTGCAGTGACTTGTAGTTTTTGTGAACCTGGTGAAGGAACAGTAGCAGTTCTAGAACTCCAAATATCTTGAACATGAGTTATAGTCTCAGTGTCCTCAGACATAGTTGTTGTACTATCATCAAAGTCTAATGACTGATAACCTGCATCTCCAAGAGGATAACCATTTATATTAATTGTAAGAGGTGAACCAGTGACAGGTGATACAGCAGTTCTTACAAAACTTACACCACTATTAGGTTTCTTACCTTGATCTCCTAATCTTACTGCATCAGCATTTTTATCACTCTTAAGACCAAATCCTGCATAATCAATATAATCATAACGACTCATATGATCAGTAAACCAAGCATCATCAACCCAATCAATTGTAAGACCATATGCACCTGCAGTAGGTAGTGCAAGAATATCACTAGGAACTGTTGGTGTGACTGCTCTATTTCTTAAACGTAAGTGATCTATATGGAATTGACCTTGTTCATTAGATCTAAACTGACCTAATGTACCATTCGCACCAGGAATATTACCAATGTATAGATCTTTAGCACCTAATGATGTTCCTGATATAGTACCAGTAAGAACTTCAATTCCATTTACATATGCCTTAAATGTATCACCACTCTTAGTGACTGCTATTGCTTGCCATGTATTATCAGCATATAAGTTTGTTTGTGATGATGTTAAAGAACTACCTGCAGAGTTGATACTTGTTGTACTATTAGTAATAGTCATGGACAAAGGACCACTCGGACCTGCAGAACTCTGATCATAGTATAAATGTAGTCCACCAGTAGATACTGATGCATCACCTATAGCAAAAAGTGTCTCTTTAGGCTGAGAGAATACATTGCTGTTTGTAGCATCCTTGAATATAAAGAATTCTAGAGTCCAATCACCTGCAAGTTTCTGTCCTAAATCTGTACCTGCAAATTTTATGTTAGTATTAGTCCAAACACTTGGTGCTGCTGTTGTGGCACCCAATATCTTACCCCATCCACCAGAAGTATCATAACTGAAAGAATCACTTGTGCTTGTAAGAGAAGCAGTATAATGACCTGTAGTATCTGTAAGTGCACTACCTGTAAATGGTATAACAAACTCATTTCTATTCCAGAAAGTTTGTCCAAATACATGAACATCGCCAGATGTATCAACATCTAATGAATGTGCTTGTAAACCTTCTATATTATCAGCATCGAATTCTGTAGTAGTATGATTTTTGATTGTACCATCATATCCAATTTTAAGAACATCAAGAGTTTTATATTCATTAGTATTATTATCTCTAGTGAATGCGATGTTTAAATCACCAAATAAATCAATAGCAGACTTACCTGCAGAAGTCACATCTCTACCTGGTGTCAAATAACGATAGTTCCAAAGTAATGCACCTGTACTATCAATTTTACCTACCCATATGCTATCTCTATCAGTATCGTTTGCCTTCTGTCTACAAGTAGCATTGATATAGATCTCATTAAACTCATCAATTGCAATGCTAGTGTTTATCATAGAGTGTAAAGAACTAGCGTAAGTATTAATCCACTCAACAGTAATAGCATTGATTCCAATTTGACATTTACCAACAGCAACGTCTACATCTGGAGAACCAACTGTTGATGCAGTTTCCATACAGAAATAAACATCAGAACCATTACATATGATATCAGTAATTCTTTCAGATTTATTTGCAGAGGCAAATTTTCTCTTAATTGCAAAATTACCAGATGTATCAATAGATGCTATAAATGCATCATCAGGATTTGCTGAGTTTGTATTGGTATATCCACCAATTAGATAACGAGTATCGCTATATTTTTTAATTATTGAGATATTATCAGCACGAGTACCACCAGATATACCTGCATATGCTTTTTGGAAGGCAAGTGTAGCACTTAAACCATTTGCTGCCTGTGTGTACTTACAAAGTATTATATCAGGGTTATATGCATTAAGAATACTGGTGTTTGGTTTATTAATACCAACAACCCATATATCATTACCATCTACGAATAGAGAATTAAATTCAGCGTAGTTTAACCCACTAGAGAGTTCAAGAGTTTTTGACCATTCTTTAACACCAGTTGCTGATAATTTAGAGACGAATGCGACAACGTTTCCGCTTGCATCTTTTGTTTTACCACAGATGAATACTTCCTTATTAGTGTTGACTTTAACATCATTGACTTTAACATAATCATTATTATTAATGAACGATAGGTAATAATCTGCCTTTTTGAAGATTTGAGGATGAGATAATATAACACGTGGATTTGTTGCATATCCAGAACCAGAGTTTATAATACTAACAGTATCAATAGAACCTACACTTGATACAACTGCTTGTAATTCACCATCTTTACCAGTTCCACTATCAATAATAATAGTAGGAGGAATATCTGAACTATATCCAGAACCAGTTTGTGTGATCTGTATTTCTTCTATACCTCTATATTGACGAACAGTAAATTGTTTATTTGTATTGTCCATCACAGGAGTATAGTCAACAAATATACTATCACCTGCAGATAAGTTATGAGGATTAGAAGTTGTTAGAACACCAAAGTTATTTCCACTTATACTTTCAAAGGTATATGCAGATACTGATTCTCCTCTAATACGAGAAACACGTGCAGAAGCACCATCACCACCAGTTCCTGCATTATCAAAGACTAATCTATCATTTACCTGATAAGATGTACCTGCGTTTTCAATAGTGAATCCAGTGACGTTAGCATCTTCAAATTTGTTAGTTGTTTCTACTTCAATATCAACTTTTGAGTCAAATCTAACTTTAGGGAAGTAATCAAATAGTTGTAGAGGTGATTCTTCAAACAATTGTCCTAGATTAGGTAATGATTGTTCTTCAGCATCTATCTGTCCGTCTCTATTAGTGTCTTCTGGATCAAAGAGTAGTATTTCACCGTTCTCAGTTGTTAAGGCGTTTGTAGAGGCATTTGGTGCTCTCTCAACATCAATATCAACATTCTCATATGGATCACGATATCTTACGACACCTTCTGGAATATTTTGCTGTACAGCACTTGTGCTTAAATTCCAACTATCAACAACAGAGTTGAAACTAGGACCTAAGACATAAGGGAATTCTGGATTACCTGCCTCTGTAGCATCAATAGTCACAAAATAACAATATCTACCTGTGGGGTAGTCAGGTGTCTTACAGAATCTACCATTGTATTGATCCAAATCACCAAGGTTGAAGACGTATTCATAATCCTCAACAAAATTACCTGCTGCTTCATTAGAAAGCAAAGGACCTGCAGTTCTTACGGGAGTTGGATTAGTTTCACTTTGTACAAGAGCAGTTTTTAGTCTATATGAAGTTCTTAGTCTTGTAATCTCAGATGATTGATTAGTAGGGTCTGTATATCCATAAGGACCGTAAATTGGGTTTCCATCAAATGCCCAACCAATAATAGGAGAGTGTGCTAACTGTGTTTCCTGTTCAGTTATAGTTCCTACAGTTGCTTCTTGTAAGTTATCACCAAGAATGAAACGTAATTTTTGTGGGTTTGATATGTGAGCATACTCACCGCCATACTGATTATTATATCCTTCAAATACTCCACCCTTAGCAGCGTCTAGTATAGATGTTGCTTGTAAGTTATATGTCCACTGGAATACTGAAGGTGTAAATATTGCACCCTGACCAACAGAGGTCATATTGATAAGTGTAGTTCCTTGAACATACTCAATACCACGGTTGATAATAGTAATGCTAGTCACCCTACCTGCATTTTCACCATCAGTGTCTATGGTAGCACGAGCAACAGCACCAAATCCAACACCTTGAATACTAACTTCAGGTGCTGTAGTATATCCTGAACCTGCTGATATAATAGCGATAGAAATGATTCTACCATTTTGCACAATGGGTTGAGCCACTGCACCAGAACCAGAAGATAGACTTACATTAGGAGCACTGGTATAAGAAGTACCACCATTGGTAATATTAACGGTATTAATAGGACCTCTAACACTTGCAGTACCTGCTGCACCTGTTCCGCCCCCGCCAACAATAGTGATTGATGGTTGTGAAGTATAACCAGTACCACCAGAGTTAATTAAAATACGACTTACAGAACCCTTTGTAATAATAGCAGTTGCTGCAGCACCAGAACCTCCACCACCAACAATTGATACTAGAGGAGATGATGTATATCCAGAACCTCCTTCTGTGACTGTGATCTCAGAGATAGAACCATTGACTACAACACTAGCAGCAGCACCAGTTCCCCCACCACCAGAAATGGTGATAACAGGAGGAGATGCAGCATCATAACCTTGTCCTGCATTAGTAATTGCAATACTTGTAATAGCACCAAAGGTTTTGCTTTGTGTTGACTTATATGACCATACAGATACACCATTGACCCATGTACCTATCGGACCTGCTATGATACTATTCTTTGTAGAAATAGTAGTAGGAAGAGTTGGGAATCTGTTTAACTTACGTTGGTTGCCAGGTAGAAGAGCAGAACCAGGAAACGGACCTATAGAATAGTTGGGTATACCAGTTGATGCGACATAAGTGTAATTATCATTAAAGAATGAGTTCTGTATATTAGTGGTGTAAGGTCCGATCGCGTTTAAAATTGTGGATGTATCAGACTTACCCTTATTCAAGTCAACAGATACTAGAATATTACCTTGAGGTATGATTGATGCGGGTTGTGGTAATGAATATTGGAATACTGTCTCACTATCTCTTGAAGTGACGGTAAATGTTCCATTGTAGATGATTGGGTTTGCACCGTAGACTGTGACCTGATCACCAACTAGCAATCCATGATTATTGGCACATGTGACTGTTGCGGATTGATTGTTTACACCACCAAATGTAATACCGCTAACTGTAATCAGTTTTTTAACGTTATATAACCAAGTAGTAAGTAATGGAGATGTGCCAGTACCACCTAATTTAGAAACTGTTAGTTTATCACCTTGTAAGTAGTATGAACCTGTATCAGTTAAGGTTGTTTGTTGAGCATCAACAATACCAACCACATTCATCACAACTTCTTGAGAAGTTCCTTTGTTTATGAATACTTGGAAGTTGGATGATACCTCTGTAGCAGAATCCCAATCTTCTACTACGCCATTTACGGAACGAGTACACTCAATAAACTGGTTTAATGATTTTTCTTTGTATTGTACTAATTCTGTAGTAGCACCAGAACCAATTACAAACTCACCGTTTCTTTCTGGCCACCCAATAGTAGAGTCAACTGTAATGATTGAATCCGTAGCATTTAAAGGTTCAGCAAGTTTAGTTTTGTAAGGTACGGTAAATGTACCGTTAATAGTTTCTTCAGATAGAACAAGTTCAAATATCTCTACTGTAGATGTTTTAATTGAGATATAGTTTTCAACTAAAGCAGATGCTTGTTTTACATTAGAGTCTGCAATATCCGCTTCTTGTATAAGGAGACCGTCCTGTATGTCAGTAGAAAGACCAGAAACCTTAGTAGCACGCAAAATAGTGTCTATAGACCATGTTGCTGCAGATGGTTTGATAATTTGATCTTTAGGATATGATATACTTACTGTCTCACCATATAATAACTTGAATAGGTATGCAATACTAAATGATGTTCCTTTTGCAGAGTAAAAGTCTTTAATAGTCTTGATTGCTGTGCGAACATCAATCTTGGTATAATCTAGTTCTGGTACATCAGGCAAGAACTGTTCTGTATACTTGTCTAGTAATCGTTTTACAAATAATGCATCAAGACACTTAACTTCTTTGTCAATAACAGCTGAGGTAGCAGTAGTGTTATTAGAGAATACAGCATTACCATCTTCCGTGTATTCGACAATACCAGACGCAGCACGTGCACATCCTATGAACTGTGCCTTATTATATCCGCTTCCTTTTTGATTAACTTTGAATCCTGTGACCTCATTTAGACCTATTTCCGCAGATGCCTCAGCACTTGGTGGTGCTTGAATAACAACAGAGGGAGGATTTGCAGCAGTATATCCGCTACCAAAAGTATTTACGTTAATATCGGTAATAGAACCGTTGAATATAGCAGCAGTTGCGGTAGCACCTGTACCACCTGCGTATCTACCTGTAGCATCTACTCTATTATCAACAATATAAACGGAAGGAACTTCATCATATCCGTTTCCTCCGTCAAGAACATCAATACGAATGACTCTTCCATCTCCGTCAACTACAGTTTGTAAAACTTGTGCACCAACAGGATCTACAATTGCTACTCTAGGTACAACAGTGTATCCTTGTCCTAGATTGATAGTATTGATAGATGCGATAGTTCCATCAGATGCTAATACTGCTTCAAAGGATGCAGTAATAGGATTTGAACCCATTGGAGGGTCAACATATATTTTTGGAGGAGTTGAATATCCAAATCCTGCGTTTACTACAGTTAAACCACCAACGACTGATCCATTAGAAATGGTCGGAGTGGCAAGTGTAGCACCGCCAGGTTGACGAAAAGTAATTCTAGGGGTAAATGTATATCCAGAACCTGATCCAGTCAATTCTACAGAAGTTACTGATCCATTCTCTACCGTTGCTTTTAGAGTTGCTTGTGTAGAACCTGTTTTAGTTGGAGACTCTATCTGAACGACAGGAGGGTTTGTATCACTATAACCTTTACCACCAGAAAGTAGAGTTATTCCTTTAATACCATTTACCAATGCTTGTGCAGCACCACCAGATCCTGTTTGAGTACTGATAGAAACTTTTGGTGGATATTCAAATCTATAATTACTACCATTGACGTTAGTTGAGATGCTAGTAAGTTCACCCTGATCATTTACTCGTGCAAAACCTTCCGCACCACTACCAAAAGAAGGAACAGGTGCCTCTATAGAGAATAATGATAAGAATCTACCGTTTGTAGGTGCGGTTTCAAATATGAAGTCTGCACCATCAATAAAGTAATCTACTTTAGGTATTAATAATCTTTTATCATAGATTGCAATTACATACTCATCAACAATGGGTTCATATGCTTGTCCATTACGTGTTATTCTAAACTGTGTCTTACCTTCACCAAAAGAGTTTGAAATATTATCAAGCGGAATAATTTGATTTTCTACAAAACCATCTAGGTATGTAATAAATGTGTTTATAGCATCATCAGAAGGAATCTTTGTACGAGGAGCAGTAGTAAATGATATTTGAGATCCAGCTACATTATAATCAACGCCAGGTGTCAATACTTCTCCATACACCTTTACGATCAAGTGTTGTGGACTAGGAGGTACAATAGGATTATCTTGAGATACTAAGTTGAATAGATTTGTAGTACCATCAAAGAGATTAATAGGACTAAAAAGATTTACCCACTTTAATTTTACCTGGTCATATGAAATGCCAGGTGAAAGTGCAATGTTTGGAGAACTGGTTGTCCTCTCATAGTAGATAACCTCATTACCTATGAGGATAGATCCAGACTCTTCTAAGAACTGGTCAATTGATTCTACAACAATATTACTACTTGTAGCAGTAATTGGTTCTACTAATTTTGTTTTACCATCTAATATACCTACGTCTAACCTATCAATGTCAAGGTATCCTAAAAAATTATTGAGAATATTCTGTCCAAGACCAGTCTTCTCTTGAGATTGATAGTAATACTCAAGAAATCTATTGAACAGAGGATAGTCAGACTCTACAAACTCTGGAGTCTGGGCAACAATTGCCTGTGAGACTTTATTAATATTTGTCATTTAACCTGTTAGGCTACCGCAACTAATGTTGGTGTTTGGTCGAACACTGTTGGACTCAAACTATTTAGTGGGATTGAGGGAGGTGGTGCAGTTCCAATTGGAGAAATTGTCACTTCTGGACTTACTAAGTTAATAATAGTGCCTGGTGTGGAGGCAGGTATCGTTGAACTGTTAGCAGGTATGAATTGAATTGGCAATGATAATCCTGTTGGTAATCCTGCAGGATCGCTTACAGAACCCGCACCAGTTGTTGAATCTGTAATTGTTATACCAGTGGTTGCAATATTTGAACCTGTTCCAATAATAGCAATAGGACCAAAGGCAATTTCTCCTGTGTCATAGTTGACAGTTCCTGCATTTTGGTTTGTAAATACCTTTCTTGTACCTGTATTATAGAACGTTCTAAGATTTCCATATCCATCATCTTCAAATTGTTGATCAACACCTGGTCTATCTGCTGAACGGAACTGTCCAGATAATAGAATTGGTTCTTTTGCACCATCTATAGAAAGAGATGACTTACTTGGTGCAGAGTTATAAAGGGCAGAACCAGTAGATATTGTATATGTGTTAGTTTGATTGGTTACAGGTAAAATATATCTCAATAGAGTAACCTGTAGAGATACGTCTGTAATGGCGTTATTTGACAGTGTAATCGCCTTCTCGTACGCTTGTGATCTAAATGTACTATTGAAGTTGTTTATCTGAGTTTGTGTTGCCCATTGACTAATTGCAGTCTGCACATTTGTTTTAATTGTAGATGTGTCAGAACTACTACCAGTATCGTATGAAACAAACACCTTAGTATAGATGTATAAGTTCTCTGGGTCAATGATTACAGGGTCAATAGATGCCATTGCATACTTTCTTAAGTCCGATGCAATGTTCTTTTTAGTTTGATCGTTCAATGTAGCACCTGTAGCAGTTTTAACTGCAACAAACACTTTACCGTAAACAGGAGGATTCAATGAGTCTCCACCGTATGCCACCACTGCATCTGCGTTAGGATACACCTTCTTAGTTAGAATAGCGTAATCTCCTGCAGTCACAGCACGGTATTGTGATGAATAGAACCTTGGAGCGTTATATTTGATAGACTCAATGGTCTCAGCAGCACTTCCGTTTTGAGAACGTGCTACTCTTGTCATTGTTATAGCAGAAACAGGATAACTTTGTGCAAGTGTATCCGTCATTCTACCTACGTATGAGAACCTATCTACGTCATTTGCCTCTTCACCAGAGGTGACAAGATACTCAAGAAGGACAACTTCACCATCTTTGAGTGCTCTACCTACGGAATCATCACCAAATTTCACCTCATACCGCATATCTTCACCCTCAGAAAGGAAGTATACCCTTGTAGATGCGGTAAGTCCTGTGATTGTATCCACTAAATTGTATAAATCAGAGGTTGTTGATGATTCATTTGCCTTTACTCTTACAGAAAGTGTGGTAATGTCCGCATCTTCTGAAGGAACTTTATAATTTTGTGTCGCAAATGTGTTTACAACATACTGAAATGTGACAACAGATCCTTCTTTTAGTATAAGATTGTTAAAAGTTGCGATACCAGTTGTGGAATTTACCTCAGCAGTGGTATCAGACATCACATTCCATACATAATTACCTCCAGTTGCCACTGCACCTTTCTTAAGTGTGACTGTAGAAGGGTATGATCCGCTACTTTGTATGGTTTGTACCTGTATGTTTACAGTTGCTTGACTCGCTTGTATAGATCTTGGTACATAATTTAAAAGTTTTGCTATATTAACTACATTATCTCTAACAGTAGAGGAGGGAAGGAATGCCTCATTCATTGCCATGTTAGCATTGAATGAACTATAGTAAGTATTATATGACAGTACATCAATCAAATAGTTCAATGTAGCACCATCAAACTCATAATCTGTGAATTCTTTTCGAGTTCGTAGATAAGATTTGATTGACGCTTTTATGTCATTGAAGTCTAGTGCTGTTAAATTATTTGGAGTTGCCATTATTCGGGTCTCTTAAGTACGAATGACACAGTTTCAACTAGAGGTTGCCCTACTATAACATATTCAATAGTGACATTAAATCCATTTGCACCTGGTTGTTCTACCACAGCAAGGTTTTCAATGGTAATTCTTGGTTCATGCTGTCCCACAGTATTTAGGATATCATCCCTAATAGCGTCTGCTGTGAAACCATCCATAGGTTCAAACAATAATTGCCTAATTCCAGAACCTATCTGGGGTTGGAAAAGTTTCTCACCAGGTTGTGTCAACACAAGATTCTTTAATGACTGCTTGATAGCTTGGTCATTGGAGACTGCTGAGACATCTTGAGTAAATGGATTTCTTGCAAAGTCTACTTTTATATCTTTAAAAGCACGACTAAGGTTGACATCCTTTCCTCCTAGTGATTTTAACGCCATTTGCTAAGTGGTTTTACATCCTTTTCTTTTTGTTTAGGATACTCACTAATCAGTGTTTTGCCACTTTTGACAAATTCTTCACTTTTATCGACTTTTACGACCATATTTACCTCGATCCTAAAAGTATTTATGCTACTTATTGAATACTTTTAACTTTGCTAGAATGAAAAGTCCTAAGATTACCCAAAATGTGATTTCTAATCCGATGTGATTCATTTATAGAAGTTTAAATTTAACAAAATGCGATTAGCATGGTCTACTGGAGAGTGTCCTGTGTGCATATAATCTCCATCGAAGATGACCAATCTATTCTTTTTAGGTGAAACTGTCTGTTGTATAGTCAATTCTGTATGATCTACGTTTCTTCTTTTCTCATTGTATATGATAGTGTCCCCATCACTATCTATCAAATATAGTATAACAGACCAATGAGGGTAGTTTTGGTCTGTATGTGGAGTGTGTATGATCTTTTCGGGTGCCTGCAGGGTCATATCCAGTCTTGCTCTTGTTAGACCACCCTCATGGATACCCAGTTCCTTCTCTATTTTCAAGGTAGCGGGTATCCATCCATCACTTTCAAATCTAATATTGTTCTCAATATCAAAAATGACCTTGGATAAACCATGCAGTTGCTTGTTCTCCCGAAGCGATGCGTGGTTAGGGGGTATGAACTTGGAAATGTTATTGTGGTAACGCCACTCGAACATCGGACTGGTGACACAACTCGACAGATAATCTATGTAATAGTCATCTAGGAAATCATCAATTACCCTCATCGGTTATTTTCCTTGTCCTCGGTACGCTTTTTTCTTGTGGTTCCTCGCGGTCGCAGCATATTTTGTATGCTTGCCTGATCCTTGATTAGTCTTCTTTGGTCTTCTTTCATCTACTTTGATACCATTTCTATAAAATGCCATAATTGTGGTCGCTCGCGGGTAGGTTTACTATTTTCGGCACCAACGGTGCAAATTATCGACTTTTTTGTCGATTATCTCAATTTTTTCGTATAAATCGTTAATTATTTGTACAAAATCAAGATTTTCTTCACTATTTTTCGGTTTATACTGTATTTTATCTATACTTGGCGTTTCTGAGACGTATTTTTCTATATTTACGACTCTTTCTGCTAAATTTACTGCAATTTGGTTCAATCCGTCCAATGCTTCAGCATATGGATCTCTTAGATCTTCCTCAAGTTGCTGCATGATGTCTTTACTCATCTGTTTAGGAAGTAATGATTAATGACCTCTATCTTTTCATGTGCATCACCAATCTTATCGAGTTCTTTCTCAATAGTTCCCATGACATCGGAATGTTCCCCAATACCTATGGGTTGATTGAGATAGATCTCAACATTCTGTTGGTGCTTACATATTATACCTTGATAATAATTTAATTGTGATTTTAAAATTTGATCTCTCAAGTTAATCGGCATTCGTTTTACTATACTATTCATATGATACACTATCTATCGTCAGTTGTCAAGCAACCAATCACGAAAGGGTTGTTGTGGGTCATCTCTTTCCTGTAGATTGTCAAAGAACTCCTCTATATCATCATCGGAGTGTTTCCAACTGACACCAGAGGTAGATCCTTTACAAGGATTGATACACTTGGGGTTTTTATGCTTCTCTAATACATTACAAATAAGACCTGCAAGATCATGTGGACATGCAGATCTACCATTTGCCCAATATAATTGGTTATCCAACCATCTAGCATCACAAACAGGACAAACGTGTAGTTTCATTCAATAATCTCGAATGTCCATTTAATACTCTTAATGTAATCAAAGGTATCATACATGTAAGATCTATCTTTAGTGTTATATTTTCTCTCTGTTAAGTAATTTCTCAGTTCCTCAAGACTAAATGATCCTTGAGGTACATGGTTCTCATCATATAATCTATACTTCATCTCTCTAAGGGGCGAAAATGTATAGAACCGTCTTCACTCATTTCATATTCAAATTCTGTAGTGGCATCCCATCCAAACTCTTCACAGATATCATATGGTATAGTGAGTTGGAGGTCACCAAAGTCATCTTCGAGGAGTTTAGTGGTGAATCTCTGAGACATATTAAGCATTTCTATTATAGTTTATTAGTGGGTTTATGTATCCAATACTTATCCCATGCCTTATATAGTAAATCTATATCTTGTGTACCATCATTCTGTTCAGCATATATCTGGGCACATTCATACATCTTAGGGTAAAGACAATTCTCCTTTTTAATTAATTGTTCTATCGCCCAAACTCTTGTGTCTTGTAAGGTCATTTTTTTTCTGGGAATTTTTTTATATAGAGAAGGAATCAAAATATGAATAATATACTGCCTCTGGGGAACCTTTGTAGGTTAGGGTCTCTATCCTTTTTATATTACGGCCGCCCCGACCGCCCAAAACCCTTACAGTGACTGCTGTTTGGACTGTTATTCTTTATACTTAGTAGGGTTAATCTCTGCTATAACATAATAAAAAAGGGGTCTTATTGACCCCCTTATTATAGTATAATTAAGCAAGTTTGTCAAGTAGATCCTGTGAAACTCTCTCTATATCATCATTTTTTGATGTGATGCCAATCCACTTGTTAATGTGGCGAGATGTAGTAGTAGAGAAAAATTCCTCAGATCTTACAAAACCTCTTCCAAAGATGTAAGCAGCAACAGGTGTTTTATATGAAAAGAAAACTCTTGCGTTTTCTGTTTCGATTTCTGTTTGGTTTGCTGCGATTGGTGTAAGTCTCATAATGCCTTTGTTTGTTATGTACTTATTATAACAAGGCGTTACCAGGTGTGACCAATCCCTGTGACACTTATTTTATTGGCACATAGTAGCATAACCCTTCATCCAGGAAGTAATTGCAATACCGTTCAATAAATTCATTATAGTGTGTCTGCTCAGTATCTAACAAGAACTGGCATAAATCAACTTTTAATTCGTTACATATAGTGGGGAAATTATCCCATAGTTGTTGATACTTAACAGGAAGAAATAGCATAGTAATTCTTAAACCTCTACAAGGTTAATTGTACCATAATTCTTATTACTTGTCAAGAAAATGTGCGTTTGCTAATAGTACTTGACAGATGGGTATTTGCACGCTAAAAGTATAACAAACGGAAGGATACTATCCTCTACTAACTAAACACTAATAGATTTAATTAACCATTTATTAAATATACTTAATTTAGCGGATTTCTGGGATTTGTATCATTTTTATTGCTAATATACTTCTTTCTCATATACTCCCACATGATTACGATTAACTCCTTAATTGTTATCCACGCATAGTGAATATCATTACTAAGTATTATCTTAGATCGCTTATTATTACTCATTTCTTATTACCTACCTCGAAACGATTAGGTCGCCCTTCGATAACATTTAATTCACTCCATTTACCTCTGTGAATTAACAATAATACCTGTCTAAATGGACTGCGGGAATGTTCCGCATATTCCTTATTATGTGGGATTTCATGTAAACAAACTGTTATGTAATCCTTGTCAATAAAGTTTATATAACCCTCCCCATCTTCGGGTGTTAATATATACATTCCCCTGACAAATTGCTTATAATTCATTACATTATATCCCGATATATATCTTTCCTTCATTGTTAATTAGTTGACTATCTGCAAGTGAATAGTCATCACAATCTTTGTCATATATGCTAACAGTTTGCATAAGTTCATCGCTGTTAAGTTCAGATAATTGTTTATACAAATCTAAGTAAGTCATAGTTTCTTTATTGTTATCTATCGCCTGTAATGTGTCGATAGATGTTGTTAATAAATTCCAAGGAATTAATGTCCATGTTGTTGACATAAACCCATAATGTTGTTGGTGTTGTTATTACTTATGTAAGTAAAAAAATCGGGCGAGCAACCACATTCGGTGCAAGTTTACTCGGATAAGTGTTATCTAAGATGGAATCTTTTATTATCTGAGTAATATTCTTTTGTATGTAATAATTTCCGATCTAGTTCATCTTGCCTTAATAATGCTTCATAGATCTTTTCATTTAGTGGTTGCATTTTAGACTGATTCATAATAATTAACGTGATAGATTTGGTTTAAATTAACATCTAATACTGATGCTTTTCCGTAGTCAGATGCCCACTCGTCAGCACTTTTTTGTGCTGTCTCTAGGTCATTTGTAAAATGTTCATGCTGACCTAGAGGAAAATCGGGGACTATAACAGTATAAGCGAATTTTGTCATTTATGCAACCTCCCTTATATAACCATTTTCAGCGTGTATAAAAGCATCTAGTTTAGCAACATCAAGATCTGGATCATCAAAATCTACCTTTGCACAACCATCGACACCCCACTCTGCTAACTCTTCTACAAATTCTTGCCAGTTAGCACAACAACATGCCATATTTTGAAAATTCTCAACTTGAACGATTCTGTTCATAACTCTTTGAGTTTTGGTCTCTACTACGTCCTGACCTATCATGATTTGGTCATTCTTGCAAAGTTCTTTGTATTCTGCGATTGTCATAATAATGTTTGTTTGTTTGTTATACTACTATTATAATGGTATTAGTTGCTGAATAGTGCCAGTAGTAGACACTAATTCAACTGGCACAATATTAATACTCTGATACTTTTTTTAACCATGCCCACACTTCTGACCTACTTAACCACCCTTTAACGTCAGTCCACTCTAGGTCATCGTATATAATTTTATTATCTTTTAAAAGGGCAATTTCATAAAGTCCCTCTTTACCGCCATAAGAATGTTCATGACATGCAACGGATAAACCATATCCATTCTCGCAGTAATATCTAACTACTTCATCATTTGGTCTAATTACTCTTTTTTCTGTGTACATAAAACCTTTTGTTTGTTTGTTATACTAATATTATACCATTGGATATAATCAAAATGGTTGTAAGAGTGTACACTAATAAAACTGGCACATGATTACTTGACATTTTCAAAACCCTCCCTTAATCTTTTCATTCTACCTTTTAATGCTTCCTTATGAAATTCTGGGAAAAATAAATCTATCATGTAGTTATATGTGTCATAGTCAAAAACATGACCATTGACTTCTACGTCATTTGGTAAAAATCCAAAATGTACATAATGGTCAAGTGCATATTCTCTTACGAGATCCGCACTTGTCTTACTTGAGTCTAGCATACCGATTAAATTGTTCATTACCATGTACCGTTTTTGTGATCGTAGTTAAACTTATCAAGTAAAATATCTCTTACTCTCTCTCTGTCTAGAGAATCCCCATCGCCCCATGTGCATAACTCGAAATCATCGTTATTGCACTGGTCAAGATATACGATTGTAGCATGTAGTATATCAGTTTTTGTTAATGGTTGTCCCTGATAAACTAGAGGGTAAAGCGGATCATTCTGACCATAGAATGAATCAACATAATCAACAAAATCATCAATCTGTCTTTTTGCTGTGAGTAAATCGGTTGGTCTGGTCATAGTGTAGTTTCCTGTTAGAAATTGGTCAAGTGTGATAGTTTTTGTTTTCATACCTCTATTATAGAGGTAAAGAACGAACTGTGTCAGTAATAATGGACAGTTCTTCCTGTGGCACAAACTGGGCGGGTCTCTTAGTATTGATCTTTACTTCATATCCATAGTTGTCAATTCTGTCCATTAACTCTACTGCCATGTCATTAACGTGGATCAACTTCTTGTTTACTGTCTCATTTACAAAAGTTAAAATCCTGAGTCTGACCTTATTTGAAACAACACCATTCCAGTTTTTGCACTCATAGTAGTCAACTGTCATAGCACCGTCAGCAGATTTGATTTGCATGTGAACCTCGTTTGTTATACTATAATTGTACCATAGCAATTATATCAAATGGTTGTAAGAGTGGACACTAATACAACTGGCACACTAAAACTGATAACTCCATAAATTGTCTGGTATATATGAAACAAGAGTGTGTTTCGTACCATCAAAAAAAGTAATTTTAAGTCTATCTTGAATAATGCTGATAACGTAGGATCGGGTCTCTTGATCTAGTCTATCATGCTTTAAAAGACGATTCAAATAACTGGTATCTGATTCTCTAAGAACCTGTTTTTTAAAATTATTCATAGGTATTGAATCTCTCCGTTTTCAACTGCTTCCATGTATTCACACATATCAGAATGTGCCTTATCTTTGTCATCTTGCCATTGATCCCAACATAGTCTGCGGTTGATGTCCATCAATTTACTCATGTCAACACCTTCCCAGTCTGTCCACTCTGAAACATAACCTAGTTGACTCTCGTCATATCCACCATCAACTAGACTAGGTGCGGATATAAACTCAAAGGCAATATCAATAAAGAAGTGCCTACCAAATTCTTCGCTCTCGATAGTCTGAAGTGGTATGAATTTACTAGGATACTCTGATTCTAGATAGTTTTTGAAAGTGTAAGTTCTCATTGTAGTAAATCCTCAAATTCTTTTTCTGTTTGAAATTGTACAAAATTAAATGCTTCTAAGTGAGTATCAAACGTGTCATGAGTCCTCTCATTCTCATAAGTGGTCTCATAAGATCCAACTCCATTGGAACATTTGATGATGTCCCACTTCTCAAAAATGCCTTCAAGAATACTCTCATTATGTAAGCAACTCATTA